ATGGTTAAATCAAAATCAGCCAGAGCAAGATTTGCCGAAATTAGGAACTTAGTAAAATCAGTAACACATTGTGGAAAATCCGGTTATGGTTGTGGTGCTCCCGTTACTAAAATCAAAGTAGAAGTTAAAAAAAATATTGGGCAGGTAAATATAGTATCTGAATTACAAGTCCAGACAGATGAAGAGACAGCTGGGGAATTTAAGAAACAAATAATAAAACAAATATTAACTCCCGAAATTTGTCGTGATATACTGAAAAATGTTAGTGATAGTGATTGCATACTACTAGGTATTGATCCTAGAAAATCAAGACCTGAATCTATGATCCATACTATCTTTCCAGTATCTCCTGTAGCAATTAGACCTTCAGCCAAAGTCGAATTTTTGGAATCATCGACAAAAGAAGATGATTTGACACACAAATTGGCAGATATTGTTAAGATAAATTTAAAACTCAGAAATTTCAAGGAATTATCGAATGAAATCATAGTCAAACATAAAAAAGATAATACTGATTTACTACAATTTTATATTTACACTAACTACGATAATGAATCTGCAGAAATGCCAAGATCGGAATTGAGAAATAAAGCGACGAAATCGTTATGCTCACGATTGAAAGGAAAAGATGGAAGAATAAATAGTGTTCAAGTAAACTAAATGTTTGCTAGTTAATTGATTAGATAATCGATTAGCGACATATTCAAATTGCTGGAACATCCTAATATAATTGGTAATTTTTAATATTCTAATTATTTGGACAATCAGCAGCCAAATTTAATAGAGTTCAGAGACTTTATGGATATGGACCTTTTAAGGTTTAAGATAAAGTCCAGTCCTTATTTGTAAAAATAAGGTAGATCGACGCGGTAATTTAATGGGTCAATACTTTTGCCCAAAAAAGATATAAAATATCTAGTTAATCTAAATTAGATTAGCGACATTATCAAATTGCGGGGATAGCTAAAATTCAATTTACTTTAAGGTAATAATAATTGAACAATTGCCAATCCGCAGCCAAGCTCTTAATGAGCAGGGTTCAGAGACTAGATGATAATGGGTCACTTTGACAAGTGATTTAAGGTATAGTCCTTAAGCATTAGCTTGAGAAAAGAGTAAATTTCAGTGCCCGTACAGTCATTACATCAGATCCAACGATCAATATTAATGAATTACGTGTGCCAATTAAAATAGCAACTAATTTGACAATTCCTGAGGTTGTCACACCTCAGAACATAGAACATTTAAATCAATTAGTTAGAAATGGTAGAGATAAATATCCCGGAGCGAATTATGTCTTTCCGATAAGCAGTATCGAATTAGGTCGGAAAGCCTTACCAATTGTATTAAAATACAGAAAGGACAAGGTAGACTTACGATTTGGTGATATTGTTGAAAGGCATATCGTCGATGGAGATATTGTATTGCTTAATCGTCAACCAACTTTACATAAATTATCCATGATGGGGCATAAGATCAAAGTTGTGAATGATGAAAAGCTTAATACATTCGGATTGGCAGTAGCAGTTTTATCGAACTGAATAGCATTTTTATGCTAGTGAATTATATATTTGCAACATTATCAAATTGCGGGAATATCTTTATATTTTAAGTAACATAGTAACAATCTTAAAATTTAGACAATCCGCAGCTAAGCTCTAATTGAGTAACGTTCAACGACTATATGGTAATGGGTCTTTTATAGATCTAAGATATAGTCTAGTCTTTTGAAAAAATTCAAAAGTAGCTCGGCACGCCATACAATGCTGATAAACGTCGAAGTCAGCAACAGTGAATAATGGATTCACTAGTCAAAATAGATCATTTGGCAACATCATCAAATTGTTCCAGAAAGTCTTAAAAACATTAATATACTATATTATAAAGTTAAAATTATTAATAATAGATAACTGGCAACCAAATATATGGCTCAGAGACTGTACGATGATGGGTAAAGTAATACTTTGCTTAAGACACAGTCCAATCTTATATGAAAGTATGAGTTACATACAATTCTATCAAAAATATTGAATATGTATAATCATAAATGGAATTACATATAACATATTCAATATAAAATGGAGGAAAGCGAAGATACTGGTGTTATATATGAAATAAAAAATAAATTAGATGGGAAAATTTATGTTGGCAAGGCGTATAGTTATGTTAAAAATGGTAAACAAAAACTAAGAAAGCATGGTGCTGATGATAGATTATATAAACATATCAAAGCAGCAATAAATGGCAGTATTGATAGTCCTGCTCTTTATGATGCTATACGAAAAGATGGCAAAGAAAATTGGGAAGTTCGAACTTTAAAAGTCTGTTTGAAAAAAGATCTTAAAACAGAAGAAACAAGATTTATTAAAGAAAAACAATCATATTTACCTGAATTGGGATATAACTTCTTTATAGGAGATAATAAACCTGAAAATGGAGATAATAAGGAAAAATATGAAAAAAATAAAGAACTTCAAAATAAAAACAGAGCCATTGGAGGAAAACTTCGTAAAAAGGATTACAATAAAAATTTACCTGTCAATATTTATTTTTTAAATGGAAATAAAATGGTACCAAATAAAGGATATATGGTACAAATAATAATAAAAGGAAAACTATATAGGAAAGCTTTTGCCAAAAAAACCATAACACTAGAAGAAAATCTAGAAGCCGCGAAAGCGTATCTAGAAAAAGTCAAAAAAGATGCAGATAACAATTGACTGTATTCTTGAGACGATAGAATTGTATGTATATAATGTTCGACGGGGATGAAATGAATATATTCCTTCCCCAAAGTCCTCAAGCGAGGATCGAAGTGGAAGAAATTGCAGCGGTCGAAAAGAATATCATAACCCCAGCACTGAGTGTACCAATTATTGGTATCGTGCAGGATGGTTTATTAGGAGCGTATAATATGACAGGTCCTAATATGAAAATTGATAAAAGATCAGCTATGAATATGTTAACCTATACAACGGCAGGAAGTCCGGACATATTCAAACAAAATAATGAAGAAATCAAAGGTAGTGATGTATTTTCGGAAATTATTCCTACTAGCATTAGTACCTTTGGATCTCTTGAAGTAAAAAATGGTAAAATAACCAAAGGTGTACTCAATAAATCGATGTTAGGTTCGAAAAAACCACACAGTTTAATTCATTTAATCTGGGATATGTATGGTTATGAAGAAACTAGAAAATTTATTGATAACACACAAAAATTAATTAATAATTTTAATATGTGGAATGGGTTTTCTGTTGGTATTGGTGATATTAATGTTCCTCATGATGTTGTAGAACAATTACATAAACTATTTGAAGCCAAAAAGGTCGAAGTTGAACATTTAATTACAGAAACAGAAAACAATCCAGATCTCATTGATGCAAGTCTATTAGAAGAAACTGTTTTTGCAGAACTTGGTGCTCTTCGTGATAATGCCAGTAAGTTAATAATGGCTAATTTGAAACCAGAAAATAATTTTAATGTTATGATCACATCAGGTTCAAAAGGAGATCCAAGCAATATGGGAATGATGGCAGGATGCATAGGACAACAAGCCGTAGAAGGCAAACGAATTCAACCAAAATTTCATGGGAGAACATGTCCTTATTATCCACAAGGAGCTGATACAGCTGATGCCAGAGGTTTTATTCCTCAACCGTATATTAAAGGTGCAACTCCTATTAATTTTATATTCCACAATATGGCAAGTAGAGAAGGTTTGATTGATACGGCGATCAAAACGGCTGAATTATAATTCTGGTTCGAGTAAATATGAAAAATATTTGCTAGTCATGTAAAATGGCGACATATCCAAATTGCTGGAAGATCTTTAAATTAATAGTACATATAGTAATAATCTATTAAATAAGACAATCAGCAGCTAATAAATAGTTCAGAGACTTTATGGATATGGGGATAAAAATCCTTAAGATAAAGTCCAGCCCTATTTGTAAAGATAGGAAGGTTGTGCAGGTTATATACAACGTAAATTAATCAAATCCATGGAAGACTTGAGTGTAAAGTATGATGGAACTGTTAGAAATTCCAATAATACGATCATTCAATTTACATATGGTGATAATGGTATTAATACAATCAAACAGTCAGATCATGTTTTGAAAACATTAGAAATGGGCAATAAAGAATTAGCCGACAAAATTAAATTTACGACACAAGAATTAAAAAATTTCAAAGGTTTCAATAAACTTAATGATGAATTTTATAATAATGTTCTAAGATTGAGAAATAAATTAAGAAAATCAAGAATGAAAACTAACATTAATAATATTACATTTGAATCTAATTTCATGTTACCCGTTAATATTAAAAATATCATTAACAACATCAAAGAAAGTGAGATTAAAGGTGATAAATTGGAGCCCGAATACGTCATAAACAAACTAGAAGATGTATTGAATTATGAAAACACAAAAGTATTATCTTTGAATGAAAAAATGGCAAAAGATCCAAATTCATTAAAATACAAAGATGAAGAATTATCAAAAACAGTTTTTAGATATGCATTATACGAATTCATGTCACCAAAGGCATGTATCATTGAATATGGGTTAACTAAAGCTAAATTTGATAAAATTTGTCAACTGGTTATCGAGAAATTCAATAGAGCTGTTGTAGAGCCAGGTGAGATGGTTGGAGTTTTAGCAGCTCAAAGTATTGGTGAACCTAAAATGTTGTGGGTTCAAAAGCATTCAATTGCTAATTATACATTTATTGTATAGTGACATTAACAAATTGCAGAAATGTTCTGATATCATAATTAAAATAATGAAAATATTATGATTTGGATAATCTGCAGCCAAACCTTTTAAAGGTGCAGTTCAACGACTATAAGTTAATGGGCTTTAAATAAGTCTAAGATATAGTCTATCCTTTTTAGAAATAAAAAGTAATTGAGACAACGCAAATGACATTAAATACCTTTCATCATGCTGGTATAGCTTCTTCTGTCTCTTTAGGTGTACCCAGAGTCAAAGAACTATTGAGCTTATCAAGAAATATTAAAACACCTGTTATGCCAATCTATTTAACTAAAGAAAATAGAAGCAATGAGGAAATTGCTAAAAAAATTGCATCTCATTTGAAACATACAACAATTAAAGACATTAGAAACAAAGTAGACATTTATTATGATCCAAATCCATTAAGAAAGGATGGTTTCATGGAGAAAGATAATGTCTATAATGTCTTTTATAGTTACAGTCAAAATAAAAATGCATGTCAAGCGGATGTCAAGTCATTGCCATGGTTATTAAGGATTGAAATAGATCGTGAGAAAATGATAGAAAAAGATATTACTTTGTTAGACGTTAAATCTAAATTTTGTAATCATTGGGAGAGACGATACAGTGAAATCAAGGGTCTTAAGAAAGATGAAAAGACATTGTTAGAAAGAATAATACAAACATCTATCTTATCAAATTCAGATAATAGTAGGGTTCCCATAATACACATTCGATTTGACATGACTCAGTTTGATTTCTCAACACTTATTAATTTCATTGATACATTTGTAGATAACTTTAAATTGAAAGGAGTAGAAGGTATTACAAAAATCAATAATCTGATAAATGAGCAAGTTATTTCATTTGAAAATGACAATGAGGAATTGAAGAAAGAAAAACAATGGGTTATTTACACTGCAGGGATCAATATGAAAGATATAAGATATATAAATGGTATCGATCTAGACAAAACGATATGTAATGATATCATGACAATTTATGAGATTTATGGAATCGATGCTGCAAGAAATGCACTGATTAAGGAATTCAAGACTGTATTTGCAGGAGCAGGAAACAAAGTGAATTTTGCGCATATAGCAACTTTGGCTGAATCCATGACTCATAGTGGTGTACCAACCTCAATCGATAGACATGGTATGAATAAATCAGACACAGATCCTTTAGCCAGAGCATCATTCGAAAAAACTGTTGATCAATTAATACAGGCAGCAGTATTTGGTGAAGTTGATCATATGACAAATGTATCATCGAGAATCATGGGTGGATTAGTCATAAAAGGCGGCACTGGACTTTGTAATATATTATTAGATATAAATATGCTTGAAAAATCAGAATACATCGAGGATGTCGAACAAAAATATGTTAAGACTTATAATGAAGTCAGTGAAAATAATATTATGATTGATACCATTAATAAAGACATATCTGGTATTTTCGTGCCAGCCTAAATATATCCCCAGCATTTCATTTTTGCTGACGCAAAAATCTCGCTTCGCTCGACGATCTAACGATCGTGGCATCTTCGATGCTTCGCTTCGCTCAGTTCGCTTTGCTCACGAATAAGGATTAGTACTTTTATTTTGCATCAAATGATTTCCACGTAATGGTTCCATTTTATGTTTATCAAATTTCATTTGGTAATTATAAAATGGTCTTTATTACGTGCTAATCATTTAATTAAAAGCCTAGTATCTAGCCATATTAAAGCAACCATCATATAATTATTAATGTAACTATATGATATTTTTCATAATATGATACCATACTATGGTAATCCATGCGTAGCGTGAGCGTTAGCGAACAAATAAATAAACTGAATCCTTATCTGTGAGCGGAGCGAACTGAGCGAAGCGAAACGCCGCTAGGCGTCACGATCTTCAGATCGTTGAGTGTAGCGAAATTTTGCGTCAGCAAAATGAAGCGGAACGAGATTTTTGATTTATCAAAAATGAAAAGTTGAAATTTAAAAGTCATGTTCATATAACCCATCATAAAATAATTATAGCACTCTATTGTATGGAGATTAGCGACGGTTCCGAATTATTTGTAGATTTTTCTTCATGCGATGATACAATGACGATTAAGAATAGTACAAATGATGAGACTGTTAAAAAATTCGAAATTAAATATGATCATGAAACGAGGGAAAAATACAGAGTTTACAGATTACGGAAAATGGATCCAATTATGTATATGGAAATACCTGAAGAGCTTGCTTTTAAATTTAAATATAAATGGGATCCTTACACAGGTGAAAGACAGGAAGAAGATACATATGGTCCTTTGTATTTTGATCCGGATTTTTTAATCAAATATTTTTACACAAAAAGATTAGATAAATTGTGGGTTAATCCCATTGATGAACATAATAATGGATATTATCAGGGATATTATGATAGTGGAGTGGGGGCAGGTGAAGATTTTTATTTGATAGGAAGAGGACATCATCCCGAATGGTATGTATTTAGATTACCAATAATAGATTGTTATTTGACTGAAAACCATAATAAACAACTGATTACATTCGGTCCCAGATTAACTGATGAAGAAATTACGGAAATAGAAAGATTAGCAAATCTTAGACCGGGTAACTACAAAAACTTATTTCAGCGTGATAGACCATCATTAACTAAAATAAAAAAATTTTATGACATCGCTATTGCACAGCGTCCCTCGATTGAAAATATAAAAATAATAGATCCGAATGAATTACAAAATCATTATAATATGAAAAATCGAGAAGCTGTTGATATATTACTGAATATGAGAGGATAAACTAATATATGTATCATTATACAAAATCATTCACAATTACAATTTTTTTATTTTGTTCCTTCAACGACTTATAATATTCTGACGATGATTCCATTTCCCGTACAGCATTATCATTTTTGACTAATTTTATATTAAATGTTATTGGTTCGCCGTTCATTACTAAATAATTACTACCATTATCAAAATGTTTTTTCCATTTATTAACTTTTAAAGTAATGATATTTTTATTTTGTTCATTAAAAATTAAAGGTTCATTATGAGACATTTGATCAATAATATGAAAATTATCTCTATTATATAACTTATCATAATATGTATTTTCTATGTTATCATGAAAAATATCATTAACAGTTATTTTACATGTAGTCTTATCATAATTTTCTATAACTATTATATACTCTGCACTATTCGGCAAACCAATCATCGCAGTGCTTGTAGTTGATCTTATTTTTTTATATCTATAATAATTAGTTGGATTTACAATGGATACTCGTATATTATTATTAATAATACAGGACTCATTAAAATCTTTATCATTTGAACAAGAATATTCTCTAGATTTAACGCAGAGAAACTGTAGTTCATTCATGCAATATGAATATTCATTAAAACAATGCTCACAATATATTTTCGTTGAATTTTTATCATTATATGGTAAATACCAATTGCTATGTTTTCCAGTTATAATTTTACCGGGACAAAAACATATATGCTCCATATTTATATCTTTCATTAGTTCTATATTAATTTTATACATTAAATTTCACTTTTTTATTTTTGCTATCGCAAAAATCTCGGACCTAAAGGTCCTCAACAAGCTAAAGCTTGTGGCACTGAAGCGCATCGCTTCGCTCAGTGAACGTAGTTCACGCTTCGCTTTTATATTTATTTTTATAATTGGAGATACATTTTATAACATTGATCTCGTTTATTGAAAAATAATTTTAATGATAAATAATTATATGAATATGCGAGACAATATAACAAATTATTATAAGAATAAATTCAAAATACAGAAAATTGCACAATATAAAATGGATAGAAGTTACAAAAATAAATATAAAAATGAATCCATCAAAGAATGTCATATTAAGAAAAGAATTAATCTCAGAAAATCAAGTTTATTTGGTAAAATTTATGATAATATAACAACAAGAATTAATGAAGTATTAAAGGAAAATAATTTAATATTTCGTATGGATTATGATAAAATTATTGGTCTTATGATGGATGAATTAGAAAATTATATTACAGGCAAATTAAAACCAGGAATGACTTTAGATAATTATGGAGATTGGGAAATAGATCATATATATCCAATATCCAAATTTGATTTTTCTATTCCATCTAGCATTGATAAATGTTTTAATTATACAAATTTACAGCCTTTGTGGATGTTAGAAAATAGGGAAAAATATAATAAAATCATATAAGATATGTGCGAAGTGGTGCGCTTTAGCTTATTGAGGATCGTTGGGTCCGAGATTTTTAAGTATTAATTCATTAGTATTTAAATGAAACCATAAAAGCGAAGCGTGAATGTAGTTCACTGAGCGAAGCGATGCGCTTTAGCGCCACAAGCTTTAGCTTGTTGAGGACCTTTAGGTCCGAGATTTTTGCGGTAGCAAAAATGAAAAGTTGAAAGAAAAACTATATAAAGACTAAGCACTATATTATAATATTCATCAAATTAATTAACTATGCCCGTAACTACTAATCAAAACAACCAACTAGAAGCTACAAAGAACAACAAGAGACGTTTCTTTCCATTTTCTACTGACAAGTACAATCACAAGCAATTTTCAGTGACTCAACTAGAAGCGAATGAAAGAACAGAATCTCAATTCATCGCTTTTCCGAGAATGGGAGATGGAATGTTTGTATTTCAAACAAAAGAATTCGAATTAAAAGAATATGGAGTCCCATCGACAAAATATGCAAAATCAGATGCAGACAGAACAACTCTAAAATTACCATTAGACGAACAGGAAGCCAATGTCGAGTTAACGAAGATGTTTAATCAAGTCGACAAACATATGCTAGACAACAAGAAAACAATTTTTGAACATCTTAACCTTGTAAACAAAAAAGGACAGAAGATAGAGTTTGAATATAAACCAATTGTCCGTGAGCCAGGAGAGTCGGACGTGATCGCGGATCCAAAGGAGAAAAAAGAAAAGAACAAACCAGCTAAGGAGAAAAGCAATTTCTGGAAAGCTAAACTGAACATAAATTATGAAACAAACGAAATTGAAACGACAATTTTTGTCAAAGACGCGAAGGATCCAGATGCGAAACCGCAAAAGGCAAATGTCAAAACAATTAACGATCTAGAAGAATATCTAAGATGGGGTTCAAGAATCCGTTTGATAGTGATGATGAATAAATTATGGGCAGAGAAAGCGCCGAAGAATTCGAAAGAAAGACAATACGGCTTAGGCTTTAAAATCTTGTCAATAGAAACAACTCCTCGAGATAAGGCAGGTTCATATTCATACAAAGAAGCAATTGCAAATTACGCATTCTTAGACGGGGTAGCAAATCAAGGAACAAATGAAGAAGAGAATCACGAAGAAGACCAACAAGACAACGAGGAAAATAATGGTGAAGACGGAGAAGGAGGAGAAGAAGGTGGAGAAGAAGGTGGAGAAGAAGGTGGAGAAGACGAAGGAGAAGATGATGGAGAAGATAATGGGTTGGATGCACTAGAACCAGAACCAGAACCCGAGCCTCAAAAAAAGAATACAGCAACAGCCAATAAACCACAAAACAAAAAGGGAGGGAGGAAATAGGCTAGCCATTAATAATTTTTTTATTTTATGAATAATAATACCTAATTATTATTTTTAAATTGTTCGATATTGAATTTCATTATAACATTGTGCCACATAATGTTGAAGATTATAAAAATTTAATCCATTTTTATCTTTGGGATCATTACTCTTATCGGCATCTTTTGGTAGACAAAATAATTTTTTGACGTCATTATCTGGTATTATAATTCTTTCATCTTTTTTATGATATAAATTTCTCTTCTTGAATTCTATACATAACAATTTAGTAACTTCCGGTCTCGACATTATTGTTCCTTTTTCTAAACCAAGAAATTCAACAAGTTTATTGGGAACAATACCTGGTTTTGTAAATCCTATTTTATCTTTAGATTTTCTGCCCTTTTTTTTATTTGATTGTTTCTTAAGTTCCTGTTTATGAAGCTTCATTAAATTTCTTATTTCATCACGATGTTCCCTATAATTTTTTGTTAATTTATTTAATAGTATTTCGCATTTTTTCATAAATTCTGATTCTTGTTGTTCATTAATTTCATCGCAAAGAATTTCTTCATCATCACTATCAGTGATTATTATATTTTTGTTGAAATTCATACTATGTCATAATGTAATACAAATGTTCAGCTCATTTTTTCGCGATAATTCGATATAAAAAAATTGATAAAAATTTATAATTATAATTTAAAGATTATTCATTATAATTATATTATCAATAATATGTGGTGTAATTTGTTCTATGATAAATACATCGGTGATATCAATGGTAATGGTGATCATCACTACAACAATCAGATCACAAGTAAAATTTCTATCAATGATCTAGAAGATGGCAGTTATAAATATTACGTCGAAAAAGAAGCGCGTGAAATCTATAACAATATTTTTAAAGGTTACTTTGCCCTTCCCGAATGTGTCCACACATCTCCACTTTACAAATTAAAAATTTACATGAAAAACGAAGATAGTTTAGAAACTATTTATGTTATAGTAAGTGTCAATACAACAATGCTAGAAGAATTGATCGAGAATAAAACAGAGATTTCTCACATAGATTTTTTAAAAAAATTATGCCAATATCACATTATGTATACTGAAACAATTAAATTTATAAACAATAATACTATTTATGGAACTAGTTCCACAGATATCAAAATAGAACATAATGTAGATTATATTATAGCTAATGCAAATAAAGCTGTAGATTATACATTTGACAATAAAGTAAATGCAATCAAAGAAATAACAGTCGACTTATTTGAATATCAAAAATGTTCTATTTATTGGATGACACAAAAAGAAACAAATAAACATTTGATTAGATATAATCTAAATGATGAAGTATTACTAGGTAATGCATATTATGATACAATTACTCATACATTTAATTTGACTAAAAACAAAAAATCATTGCAATTTGATGGAGGGGCTATTATCGATGAAGTTGGTTTGGGTAAAACTTTACAGGTAATCGGTTTAAGTATCAGTAATCCTCCAAATTCTATTGAATATATTCGAAAAGATATCGCCAATAAATTTTGTAGTAAAGCTACTTTGATTTTTTGTCCCAATCAATTATGTGGACAATGGGTTCGAGAATTGATCGGCGATGCAAAAGGACGAGGTGCAAAAATCAATAAAGACTACAATGTAAAAGTTGTAAAACTATTGACCAAAGTAGATTATGATAAAATTACTTATAATGATTTATTAGATGCAGACTTTGTCGTTGTTTCATATACATTTTTAGGAAATAAAATTTTCACAGTACCATGGACATCTAAAGTATCTACATTACAAAATTTTGCGAATAAAACATGGAAAGGATCCGACATCGATACATTTAGAACTTTATTCACAACAATGGGAAAAGAATTATTAGAAGATCCGATCAATACTATGTATAAAACAAATCCATTAATACAATTAATACATTGGCATCGTTTTGTGATAGATGAATTTCATGAAATATACAAAGATAGCTATACATATAATTATATTTCTAATTTATTACCATTCATAACAACAGATAATAAATGGTGTGTCACAGCAACACCTTTCAATCAAAAAAAATGTTTATTCAAAATAATTGATTTTGTTACGAATTATAAAAACATGGATGGTGATAAAATTTATACATTAGATTCATTCGTTGATTATATGAGCACCAATGTTTTTAGAAGAAACACAAAAGATAGTGTCAAAGAGGAACATACCCTACCGCCAATAAAGGAAGAAATAAGGTTCCTTAAATTTTCACAAACAGAAAGAATGATGTATAATGCACATTTGGCTAATCCTAATAATAGTAAATTTAGCGTTTATCTTAGACAATTATGTTGCCATCCACTATTGGCAGAAGAAACAAAAGAAGCACTATCTAATTGTAAAACATTAGAAGATATTGAGAAAATGATGGTGACGCATTATAAAATACAAATGGATGAAGCTCAAGAAAAAGTAGATAAGATAGTAGAAAGAATAAATAAAATAAATAAGAAAATTAAAAAATTAGAAAAGAAACAAAAGAAGCGTCAAATGAAGAAAATGGGATTGAAAGTCGAAGATTCTGATAAAGACTCCGATGATACGGATGATGACGATGATGACAATGATGAAGATGATGATGCCGATATTGAAGCAGAATTAATGATGGCAATGATTAAAAAAGGAAATAACAATATAGGAATGAATATAAAACCATCAATCACAATTGAAAATCTAAAACAAACAGTTAAAGAGGTAGAAGTTAAATTGAAAGAAGCAACTGTTATTTTAGAAGGTAAAAAGTCAACTTATAATTTTTTCAATAATGTTGTAGAAAGATTAAGAAAGACAAGTGCAAAAGAGACAATTGATAAAACAAATAAATTTGATCCATCATTAGAAGGTGATACAAATATTATGGATTTACTATCAAAACAACAAGATAATACAAACGAAGATGAAGATATATGTGGTATATGCATGGACGATATTTCCGAAAATAATGTTGGTGTTACAAAATGTGGACATGTATTTTGTTTTGATTGCCTGAATATGGCGGTATCTAAATCACATAAATGTCCATATTGTAATAATAAATTGACAGATAAAGAATTGTATGTTTTGTCATATGAGAAAAAGAAGAAAAAAGAAGAGGAAATTGTTGATCCTAAAAATAAGACTAAACAAGATCTAATTAATGAACTTGGGACTAAATTGGCAAATATAATTACATATTTGAGGGAAACTAAGGAACATACCATTATTTTCTCGCAATGGGATGATCTATTAAGGCGAATCGGTAGAATTTTGATGGATAATAATATACCTAATGTTTTTTGTAGGGGTAATTGTTATCAAAGAGATAAGGCAATCAGAGAATTCAATGGTGATGATAAAATTAAAGTCATTATGCTTTCATCAGATAGTACCGCTGCAGGTACCAATTTAACAAAAGCATCACAAGTTATATTCATTGATCCTATTTATGGTGATTATAAATTCCGAAAAGATCAAGAAAAACAAGCCATTGGTCGTGCTCATAGACTCGGACAAAAATCTAATATTAAAGTAATTCGATTCATTATCAAAGATAGTATCGAAGAAGATATTTATAATATGAATGTTGAAGAAGATAAGAACCATAAGAGTGAATTTGAAAGCACAACTGAAGTAGTTATAAATTAAAATTATTTATTCATTTCATTCATAAATAAAAAATTGATTATTTAATTGTTTGCTCTTTTTTTTATTAATTCAATGATTATTTCTCGATGAAAACACTAACCGCTCTGTTCGCTTTCTTGGTTCTGTTTTGTGCATTCGCCTCCGGATTCACAAAACTTGAAAAATTATCAACTGATGATGCTCTTTCACTTCTTAAGTTAATGGATGAAATCGAAAATACATCGAACTCGACACATTTAAAACAAACATTTAAAGAATTGACTGATCATGAGTACAATACAACTTTAAAATCAAAATTGTATGAAATAATTGACAATAATGCTAATCATACTAGCATTTTTATGAGACTAATGGGTCTTATTACTTTTCAAAATTTCATTTTGGTATGCATAGTAATCGTTTGTGTTGCTTTAGTTGTTTCTCTTTTTAGGGATGTTATTCGAGTCTTAGGTGAATATATGACTGTTCTTATTGTTCAACTTATACTCGATAAACGATTTATGTATACTGTTGGGTTATCATTTTCTGTTGTTATGATGTATATTGATCCTTCAAAGATTGAAAATCAATATTTGAAATATGTATTTATTCTTGATTGGTTATCACCGTTGTTCGGTTGTCTTATATTTGGCATTATCGCTTTTGTGATGTATAATGATCTTGTTGATAAACGATCGCAGGGTTTTAGCAGACATCATACGACTCATCATGGTGGTTATAGTGAAAAAAATATGTATATGCCCATTGGATTTATTGTTACATTGGTATGGATGGTTGTGACAGTTTATCATCAAAATTGGTTAATTGGTATTGTAACTATCATGATGTTATTTTTCACATTTGGGTTTTTATTTGGTGCAGTGTTTGGAGGTTATGAGGTTGGATTTGTAGATACAATGTCAATGATGAGATGCTTTATTATTTCTTTGATTTTAAATGCTTGTATGGTTGGAATGCAAACTGGCTTTATTAAAGGCGATGTAGTGCAATATTTTAATATATTTGAAACCGGTATTTATTTCTGGGGTACATTTGTTGGTTCCCTGGCAATGTTAATCATGAGTGATGAATGGTTTATTAAAATGAATAGTCGTGAAAAAGAAAATGAGCCAATATACTTTATGCTAATGCAAGTTTTGATGGGTCTTTATTGTTTGGGAATGATGTATTTAGGAAGTGTATTACACATCACAACCTTTAAAAGCATCGTTGGTACATTTTTCGTTTTATGGAGTCTTGATTTGGAGAAAACCATTTTAAAAAAATTCGGAAAAGGTCATTTGTCGATTACTTTGATGATTATCCTGGCAAATTTGTACGCCGTTTACAAACTTATTTCATGGTATCCGGAATATTGTATTTTTGGATTCTCTAGCTAAACCTTTCCTTCAAAAAATTCGTGTGCAAGAATCTCACCATCTTTTATGTAATTCATTATTATTTCCTTATTAAGAATATCAGGATTAACAAACACTGGGTCATAATTAATCAAATGAACATTAGGCTGTGTATGCCAATCTTTATTTATAAATTCAATTTCAATATGTTGTATATATTCAACTAAATGAGTAATAATATTATCCAAGTATTCAAATAAATGAGATCCCGAATTATTAAAGATGAATTTTTTATTTTTAATGTTATGTATATTCTTTGTTGTCAGAACCAAATATTCACCATGATATTCAGGATCAAATGCAAAAGGTATTGATTTCAATAAACCACCATCCATGTATTCATTAAATTTATGTGTTTCATTATCACAATCGCAAAAATTTTCATTATCAGATTTACATTTATAACTACAACCACAATTTTCATCACAGATACATTCTGATTTTAATTGTCTGATTAATCTAGGTTTGAATAATATCCATAATGATGAAGAGGCGATTATATATTCTACGATTAAAGGATGGGAGCCATTGATATATTCAGTTCGCTGCTTTGTTATATTATAAACACAACAATAAAAATTATATAAATCCTTTTTTTGTAAGTCAGTTAAAGTAAAATTAAATAAATCGTTAACAGAACTGTCTTGATCGTATAAACTTTTATGTTTAATACTTTTGAGCAACCAAACGATATTAATGATCACACTAAAAAAATATCCCAATATTGGAATTTTTGTTAAGTATTTGCCATATCCGAAAAAGTCAAAATGTTTCTTAAGACTGTCTTCATTGAGAGATATAAAAAAATTATATAAAATATCTAATCTCCTTATACAAAAAAAATATCCGACTAAGGCGCCAAATGATGTACCATAAATGTTATTGATTTTGTGTTTAGTATTTGCTTTCATAAAAGTATCTAAAAATGATACCTGATATGCACATCTCGTACCTCCCCCTTGAAGGACTATATTCATTATAATTAAAAATCTGAAAATTTTTATATTTCACGAAACATATTTAAAGAGATACTATACTAATAATATTATTATGAAAAGCGAAGATTCTAGTAAAGGAAGTACTGATATAATAGACACGAATGAAGAAGATACAAATGAAGAAGACATAATAGAAGAAGATAAGATTCCAGACATTACTGAATTATCTTTAACAAAAAAAGAAATGTTTAATTATAAGATTATTAATAAGTATTATAAAACTTTGGATAAAAAACAAATAGAGACAATGATTGATATTATTAATGGAAAATCAAAGATCTCTTTGAGATTGCTCGACTGGTTTATTACTAAGTATGCAGATAGATACAAAGTCAGATATAATCGAAATGATATTAATGATAAAAATAACGATGCATTTGATAGTAAAATAGAATCAAATTTTAACATTCATATTAGTTATAAGGCACAATTAAAGTCATACAGAAAAAAATACTTTGATCCATTTAGACGAGAAAAAGATCCTGATAAAGTCAAAAAATTCAGATATTATTTCGATAAAGAAAAAACTCTAACTTTATGCACAACCATCGGACAACTAAATTTTTTTAAATGGGCTTTTAGTAACGGTGTAATCAATTATGTTAACGAAAATTATAGTACTATTATAAAAGCAATGAGACAATCAAATAAATCAGAAAAAAATAAAAAAACAAAAGAAAAAGAAAAAGAGGAGGAAAATGATAAAGAGTCAACCGATAAAAAATCCCAAGAAGAAGAAGTAGTCATTATTAAAAAACATGGAATTAATATTAATGCTAAGAAAAATATTAAAAATGATGAAATAAAAATTGTCCTCTCTTTCGACTAAATCGTCTTCGACGATATAAGCTTCGCTCGTAACGCTCTTCGAGCGTTGCGAACAAAGTTCGCAGAATTTAGCTATGATAATATTTAACTGTCAATTTGAGGGAACATTAATTTAATAGTTTCTTCGACGAGTTTTGTATATGACTTATAAACATCATCGTCATTCTTTTGATGTACACCTTCTATCTTAAGATAAATATACAAATCGCCCCGAGAATTCGAATCATTTAATAATCCTTTACCATCTAATTTAAAAACTGGTTTTTTTTCCAGGCAGCTATCAAAATTAAATGATAAAATCTCATCATTTACATGATATATTTTAGTATCTCCACCATATATATATTGACTTAACGAGACATATTTAATGTGAAACAAATCATGTTTATTAATGATTTCAAAATCTTTATTGTTCTCATACGTAATATTAATGACAATTGTTCCTTTATCCGGATCATTCAATGTAATCTGTGGTTCAAATAATGGAATTAAATAATCAGAATATGTATTATTCGTTTTCGGAATTCTTATATATTTAAATGAATTGTTATATCTATCTTTTAGGGATAATTGTAGATTATTTACTTTGTCATTTATTTCTATATATTTTTTTTTATGTTTTATTTTTTCTTCATCTTTAATTTTAGTTATTAGTTTGTTAAATATATTTTTGATATTTAAAGAATTGACATCATTTTTAAAATCCTCTTCTTTATTTGCATAAATGAAATTCAGTATTGAATTATAAATATAAAAATATTGAGGTCTAATGTCTGTAAAATATTGTTTCATCAAATCATAAATCTGCATTTTTTCTTCATGACTCATAATATCATACTCTTTTCGTTTTTCTTCATCATATAAAATTTCATAAGCAGTTTGTATTTCATGGAATTTTTTATATGTTTCTTCTGTGGGATTATCTATTTTATCTGGATGATGCTGTATGATTAATTTATAATATGCTTTTTTAATATCATTTTTTGATGCATTATATGGTACATTCAAAATATCGTACAAGTTCATTAATTTTTAACTATAAAAAAAAATTTATATTTGAATCACATCTCAATAATTTTTATTCAAAAAATAAATACTATAAAATTCAAATTGCAAAGCAATTTACAAGCGTAGCTTGTTCATGCGAAGCATGTCGCAAACTTGTTTGCATTTTGTGAAGCAAAATTCTGGGGATTAAAACATAATTTTTTTTTATGATTTAAAATTATTTAAACTAAATGAATAACCAAACATTCGATAATAAATTATTAAGTAATTATCAAAATTATAAGAATTATCAACAAGGTAATAATGCACCATTCAATAATAATATGTTGCTACAGAACAACCCCGCATTTATGAGTAATATAAATTATAATGATTCGGCACAATTACAACAAATGCAATATATGCAGAATATGATAAAGGGGGCACAACAAATGAAACACTTAGAGAAATTAAACGAAATGGAGGTTACAATGGATAAGGAAAAAATAAAAGAGTCAATAATCAAGCCAATTAAAGTAGAAAGAGATAAAAAGAGTAAACAGGAATTGGAGATTAAATGGAAAGCTGCAGAAAGTAATTATAGAGACAAATCGGGGAAGGATTATGGTAGTGAAATTAAAAATTATTGGGAGAAAAGAACTAATAGACCATATAAAAATATTTTGAAAAATGAAGATTATACTAAACAATACAAAACAAGCGACGATTTAATTATACATAAGATAACACAAACGGATAAAAATAAAGAAAAAGTTGATGGCGACTTAAAAGAATTTCAGAACAAAATAGAAACACATGATAATGAATTGAAATCGATATATTCAACATCAAATATTAATGAACATAAAAAGAAATTTGAATATAGGCATGTTTATAAATATCGAATACAATATGATCCAAAAGATCATAATGATATTAAGCAAGATAATATAAAATATTATAAAGAATTGCAAAAGAAAGAAGAGGAGGGAAAACAGCAATTCAATTCATTACAAAAATTAATAGATGATGGTATTTTTGATAAAGACGAATTAAGTGATTTCAAAGTAACAAAAGTAGATGATTCTTTGAATGAAGAGACAAAAAAGAGAGATAAGAGAGAATCGTATATGAGTAGGAAAAATAACAATAAAAAATGATGAGTTTAATAGTGTTATATATTATTCGAATAATGATATATAATATGTCGAGTTCTATTGTTGATAATTTAGATGATGAATATGATGAAATTGATGCATATTTTAATTCTGATAAAAAGAATGATAGAGAAGATAATAAGAATAATCAAAACACAATTGAAGATATTATTGTTGGAATAGATTTAGGAACAACAAATAGCTGTGTTGCCATTTGGAGGAATAAAAATTTAGAAATAATACCAGATTCTTATGGCAATCGAACAATTCCTAGTATTGTCGCCTTTACGCAAAAATCAAAATATATTGGCAAGGAGGCAAAAAAGCAAATAGAACTAAATCCAGAAAATACTTTTTATGAAGTCAAAAGATTAATTGGGAGAAAATACAATGATGAAACAATAATTAATGATAAAGAATACATTACTTATACTTTAGATAAAGATGAAGATAATAATGTTTTATTGAAATCAAATATATCGAATGGCAAAAACACATTTACTCCCGAAGAAATATCATCAATGATTTTAATAGAATTAAAACACATGGCTGAAAACTATCTCAAATGTCCTGTTGAAAAAGCAGTTATAACTGTCCCAGCATATTTCAATGATGCACAAAGACAAGCGACCAAAGATGCAGCGATAATTGCTGGATTGGATTGTGTAAGAATTATAAATGAACCAACCGCTGCTGCTTTAGCATATGGATTAGAGAAAAAATCTATTAATAAAGGAAAGGATATGAATGTGGTGGTTTATGATCTTGGTGGTAAACGTTAATCTGCCTCCAAGTATAAAAAACAATTGGTTAACTGCTGGAAACTCTTACGATTATATTATACTTACAAGTGAAAATTAATATAAGAAGACAATCAGCAGCCAAGACCCTCAAGAAATTGAGGTAAGGTTCAACGACTAGATAAAGTAACCTAAAGAATACGATTCCATGGTAAAATATCCACGAACACCAATATTAAGTATGAAGTCACTTGAAGATTATATAAGAAGCAAATATTTACTTATATTTCCATATAATTTTGAGGGGAAATGACTAAAACTATACTTAATAAGATATAGTCTGATCTTACATGAAAGTGTAAGAAGTAAGGATAAAGAGCCTTACGATAACAATTATGGGAACTCTCGATCTATCCCTCTTAAACATTTCCGATGGTATATTTCAAGTTTTAGGATCAGCCGGAAATACACATTTAGGAGGTGTTGATTTCGATAATAAATTAATAAGTTTTTGTCTAAATGAATTTAAGAAGAAAAATAATTTGAATTTAGACACCATTAGTCCAATGTCGATGCAAAAATTAAAACAGGCATGCGAAGAGGCTAAAAAGAGATTATCTGAAACGACTAAGACGAGCATTATAGTCAAAGAATTTTATAATAATAAGAATCTGTTCATCACATTAACGCGTGAACAATTTGAGAAAATATGCCGCGATTTATTTATTTTGTGTTTAAAACCAGCCGATGATATTTTAAAAACATGTGAAATTAATAAGGAAAATATCGACGATATTATATTAGTTGGCGGATGTACAAGAATACCTCTGATTAAACAAAATTTGGAAACATTCTTTGGGAAGAAAATACATTCAAGCATTAATCCTGATGAAGTTGTCGCAGCCGGTGCTGCTATCCAGGGATATATTCTATCACACGCCAATGATCCATTTTCTGAAAATCTAGTACTATTAGATATTATACCTTTGTCATTGGGAGTAGAAACAATTGGTGGTGTGATGAATGTTCTAATACCAAGTAACTCAGTCATTCCAATTAAAAGAAAAAGAAAATATACGACAGATTCGGATTATGAAACTTCTGTAAAAATAAAAGTATTTGAAGGAGAAAGGAAAATGACAAAAGATAATTTTTTAGTAGGTGAATTTGAACTAATCGGATTAGATTCAGAACCACGTGGTATTGTTCAAATTGAAATTACTTTTAGTGTTGATATAAATGGGATTATAACCGTCTCTGCTGCGGATTTAAAAAATGATGGAAATAAGAAAATAGTCAATATCAATAGTAATAAAGGCAGATTATCTCCTGAAAAAATAAAAGAATTGATCGAATTGGCAAAAAAATCAGAAGTGTTAGATAGGATTGAAAAAGAAAAAAAACAATTATTTTATGAAATTGAGGATCTATGTAGCAATATTAAAATCAATACAAATAATGATGAATTTAAATTGAAGGAAAAAGATAAAGAAACAGTTTTTAATGATATAAATAAAATTTATGATTGGCTCAAAGAGAAAAATTTTGCAGAGAGAAGTCAGAAAGAATATTTGAAAATTTTAGATAGAATGAAGAAAAAATATGGTACTCTAATACTGAAAGTCACTCATGAAAATGATAATGTTAAGGCGGCGACTAGTAATACTATAGAATCAACAACTGTATATGGAAATGATGAAGATGAGGAAGATACGACTATTTATGAAGAAATAGAAAATGAAGAACTCGGTATTAAGGACATCGAAGATGAAGAGATTAAAAAAGAAATTAAACGATTAAGGGAAATACTAATTAATTTATGTTATTCTATTTTTGATATTCTTTCGGGGAATAATATTAAACTAAATCAAGATCATGTTACAGAATTAAAAGACTATATTGACGACATTTTATTATGGTCACATGTCAAAGAAAAAATATCTATTTCTGAATATAAACAAAAAATAGACGAAGTAAATAAAATATGTAATGACATTGTTGATAAATATGATAACACTAATATCTTTGAAAATACGAATGATATGAATATTAAAACAAAGAGAGATGAATTAGAACGATTATGTTACGCATTAATGAGTAGCATAATGTGTAATATATTGGCATTACACGAAGATAAATCACAGGAATTAAAAAATAAAATTAATGAAAATTTTGAATGGTTAGTGGATATGGATATTCAAAATGAAAAACATGGCACAGTTATCCCGGAAAATGAATATCAAGCGAGGATCGATGAATTAAATATAATATGTAACAACTTATATGATTCGATCATAAATATAAATATAAATAGTAATACCATTGTATAAACATTTTAATATTTATCTATTTTATGTATGGATACATAATATTTATATAACCACTCTAATATACATTTTTTTTCCCTAAATGCACAGGGTCTTAATTGTTTAATATATTTAATCGCAGAATTATAATCATAATGTAAATATTTTATTAAATAAGCAGCAATGATTGTTGCTGAACGATGATGACCTCTCTTACAATGAATTAATATTCTATTACCACTCTTCAGCGAATTATAAATAAAAGTCGTAATATTCTCAAAAATTGGGATAAGATTGATATTACATACATCCACATCTTTAACACCAAGAGTCAGATATTTTATGTTGGGATATTTTCTTGTATTATCAAATGTTTCTCTGATGGTTATAATAATATTTATTTTGTATTTACTTAAAAAACTATAGTCATATGCAGCCTTATAATTTCCCAACCATAAATTTGGAACAATTTCAGTAACATCATGTTCGTACAATGAAATTGACATCTATATAAATCATTTAAGAAAAGTTATTTGCCACTATATTAAAATTGTTATTTGTTTCTTTCAATATAGCATCATACAGTTCTAATTCTTTTTGGTTCCTATTGTACTTTTTAGTTAATTTTGTATCTAATAGATCTATTTCTTTAAGGACTTGTACTATTTTGGTAATATAAGTTATATTTTTCTTTATATTATTAGACATTATAATAATATAACATATAATAAATCCGTGCTCCGGTATTAATCAAACATCAGAATAAGTTGAGACTGTTGGTTTTTTGTTTGCAATTATCGAAGGTGTATTTTTGTTTGCAATTATCGAAGGTGTAAATGATTGAGACTTTGGTTGGATAGATTGTGATTGATCCGGTTGTGATTGTTGTTGTGGTTGATTTCCTTGTATTTTTTTAATTAACTTATCCAAATCATTCTTAATTTCTTTTTTGATATTTAAATTCATATCTAATGATTCTTTAATCACTTTATTTTGATTGTTAATAATTTTAAGTTGTTCTTGAACAAATAGATTGATTTTATAATTAATATTAATGGAATATTTTAATAACTGTTCTTTTAATTCCTTTTTATCAGGATTGTCTTTTATTTTTTCGCTAATTACAGAAATCAATCTTAAAGTATAATTCAATAAGACGAATATGAATTTTCTTATATTTTGTTCTATTTTGGCTCTATCGTGATTATCAACTTTAGACAAATCAGTTTGCATATTCTCAGCTTGATATTTAAATAATAAATCATTTGATTTTACTAGTAGTTCAACATCACCCATAAAACCTGATTTAGTATAATCATATAATATGATATCCGCATATTTATCTTTTTTATTGTAATTTAATTTAAATATCATCTTCTTAATCAAAGCTTTCGATTGTTTGAATGTCTCGGGTTCGATATCTTTTAAAAATTGTTGCTTCGTATCATAAATATCACCCAAATATTTAATAATATGTTCAATAGTAAAATAGCCTAGCTGATTACCTTTTTCATCAAAAATAGATATCTTCCTTGACTTTTCGTTAATTGTAACCATTATTTTTTTATCATCATTCATAAAGTTTGCTCTCACCTCTTCATTTTGATTTTTACCAAGACCAAAATCACCTCCATTTATATTTATTTTAACCTCTTCATCTCTATTTTCTTTATTATCATCAAATGAAAAAATGTTTTTATTATTATTATTATTTTGATCAAAATTATCATTAAATGTCTTCTCTTCTATTTTTCTTATTCCCTCATCAATAATCGTTTCTTCTGCAATTGTTTTTTCTGATGGCTGATGCATTATTAAATTATTATGATTATTGTTATTATTTTTATTTTTAATAGGAATGGTATTTAACATTTATATATACTACCACGAAATAAAAAAATTTGATCATATAATTTAATTATTATATGATTTTATCCATAAAATTAGGCTGTAACCGTCTTGTCCTTCATGATGCGGTTATTATAATTATATTCAATTTCCTTAGCATTAGGTCCGCTGCCAATTTTAACTTTCATTGGTTTATTTAATTTAACCCTTTCACCAATATAATTATAAGTCTTATGCTTGCTTCCTCTTGTGCATTCAATGATAGAGAATTTGTGAGGTCCGATCGCACCGCCTGCTTGTCCTATTGTCTTTGTCAATGATGTAAATGCCTTATTTGCGGCTTGTTTTGGCTTAGCACCACAGAATCTTCCGTGTGCTTCTTCGCCATCGACAAGGAGCTTGAAATATCGCGTACGGGAGTTTTCTTTAGGGGCAACTACTTCTTTCTCTTTCTTTGCACCTCCTCTCTTAGTAACAGTTTTCTTGGTGCTCGTTGCACTCGCTGTACTCGCTGTACTTGTTGATTTCGTTGCTGCTACTGATGCTGCTGGTGTTGCTGGTGCTTTCTTCGTTTGTGTTTTCTTAGCGGCACCACCTTTCTTTGATTCGACAACTACTGCGACTGTCTTTTCTGCGGCAGGCGCTGCTTTCGCTACTTCCTTAGTTTGTTCCTTCTTGGTCTTTTTAGATTGTTGTTTAGCTGACATGTAATTATTAATATTATATTCCTATATATATTTTTTTCGAAAAGAGACGCGCTTCGGTTTTATTATAATAAATATTTTTTTATTTATGTCAATAGCCAACATCGTCTTGATTCGAAATAAAATTTTAATTTTTGCGTGTTCAAAATCATATGGAGGAGAAATAGTTTTTATATTGCTATAATATAAAGATGGATGATAATATAAAAGATTCAAAAATTAAGATTTTAATGGAAGAATATAATAAATACTCATCATATTTTATATCATTTCAAAACCATATTGAAAAATGTTATAATGATTTTATAATAAATATTAAAGAAAGGAACAATTATCTCAAAATAGTGAATGATTCTCTGCGTATATTAAATTCTAAATATAATGAGTCGATTGTCGAAATATACGAAGAAGACACTGATACAATAAACAAAGAAACACTCGTAGAACATAAAAATTTATTGCACGTTCACAAAATGATTGGAATAAATACAAAAGATAATAATGCTGTCGGAGAAAATCGAAAACTTTCGTGTGACAATTTTAAAGATGTTACGGCATCGTTATTAAAATTGGGAACAAAAATTGGGTTTTCTTGTATAAATGACGCTCTATCGATAATTATAGATGAACAATATAAATATATATTAACAGAGGAAGTTGATGAGTTAATTAAATTTTATAATGATATATTTATCCCATTATCATACCAAACAACAAAAATGGAAGATACCAGAAGTATTTTTGTCAAAGATAAAGAACCCAATAATAATATTATATTACAAAATTATGCAGATATATATATTAGATACAATGAATCTTACGTTATTATTACGGGATATTTCATTAATGATTCGCTAAATATAATCTTACGAACTTCACAATTAAATAACAATATGATTTATAAAAGAAAGAAAGAATTAGAAATATTTGCATTAAAATCTAAAACTATCGACGAACAATTTATTAGAATGTATATGAGGAATATTTCATTACATGATATAATTATTTTGAATGATAATGAATTTTTGGCTAAATTAGAAAAAGAATATGCATCTTATAACAACATAGTTAAAATGTCTTTCATTAATCTCCGAAAAGAATTTTTTAAAGAAGGTTTGGATACAATTGAGACTATTAAGAATATGTTCAATATGATCAAATTATTATTAATGGGTACTGATGAAAGTATTAATGTCGCTGGATTATTATTCAATATTATTAAAAAAGAAAAACAAGATACAGAACTTAATATATCAGACATTATTTATAAAAATTTAAGCTATATTTCACAAATTAAATTGAGGAAATCAAATGTAAATATTAAACTAGCTGTAGATAAATTAAAATCATATTCAACAGATGAGGTAGATTTGAAGAAACAAATAGTTGTATGTAAAAATATGCCAGAAGTGGTTAAAAAGGCGGCGTTTGAAAAAGTAGAAGAAATGAAATCGGCAAATAATGAATATTATAAACAATTATTATATGTTAAGACTTTGTTAAACTTTCCATGGCCTTCGAAAGAAGAAGATAATTTCTTTCTTGATATCAGTAAGAATAAAAAAAAAAGCAAAGAGTTTCTTGATGGTGTTATTGATAAATTAAATTCTAAAGTTTATGGTCATAACGAATGTAAGGACTCCATAAAAGAATTATTAGGTAAATGGATATGTAATCCATCTAGTTCTGGCAGCGCCATTGGTCTATTAGGACCACCAGGAGTTGGAAAAACGCTAATTGCAAAGGCAATCGGAGAATCTCTAGATATTCCATTTGTTCAAATTACATTAGGCGGTCAAAATGATGGTGAATTATTGCATGGTCATGGTTATACTTACAGTGGATCACAGCCAGGTATGATTATTAAAAAAATGGTAGAAGCCGGAAATGCAAGATGTATAATATACTTCGATGAACTTGACAAAGCGTGTAAAAAATATGATACCAATGAGATTTACAATATTCTTATTCACATTACTGATCCTAATACAAATACTGAATTTCAAGATAGATTTTTTCAGGAAATTAAATTCCCATTGAACAAAGTTTTATTTATTTTTTCATACAATGATTCAGGTATTATAGACCCAATTTTAATGGATAGAATAAAAGAAATTGAAGTAAAACCATTTAAATTATTGGATAAAAAGACAATCGTTGATAAGTTTATATTAAAAGATATGTGTAAATTAGTCAATTTTAACGATAATTCTGTCTTAATAGACGACGATGCGGTTGAATTTATCATCAATAGATATACACATGAACCTGGCGTGAGAGAATTAAAAAGAAAATTCGAAAAAATATTCTTGAAATTAAATTTAGCAAGGATTTATAATAAACGACCCATATTCACCAAAAATAGACCATTTAAATTAACTAAAAAAATCATAGAAGATTATCTCGGGAAAAATAATATTCATATTCAATTTATTCATGATGAAGATTTAGTTGGTGTTATTAATGGGCTTTATGCGACAGACAGCGGTCAAGGTGGTATTTTACCTATAGAAATTTTTGAGAATTATACAAACAATGATAATAAATTTATACTTAAAATGACTGGCAGTCAACGGAGGGTCATGAAAGAATCGGTTGTTTCTGCCTTTACTGCAGCATTGCATTGCATTGATAAAAAAATAAGGGATCAATATCTTAAAAAAAATATTCATGGTTTTCATATCAATTGTCCAAGTAGCAGTGTTCCAAAAGACGGACCTTCTGCAGGATGTGCATTCGCTGTAGCATTTATATCAAGAATTCTTAATAAAAAAATTAAACGCGATGTTTCTGTAACAGGAGAAATAGAATTAACTGGAAAAGTGACGAAAATAGGAGGGTTACACTATAAATTACCTGGTGCTAAAAGAGCGGGTGTTAAATTAGTACTGATATCGAATGAAAATACTGAAGATATCGAAACAATGAAAAATGAATATCCTGATTTGTTTGATGAGGATTTTAATGTTCATTTGGTTAGCAACTTAAAAGAAGTACTGGAACTCATATTAATAGATTATGACACACAATATTAAATACCGTGGTTTATTTCTTTCATCAATAATTCATATTCTTTATTGATTTCATCTAGTTTATTAATTAATTCATTATATTCTTTATTATTTTCTGGAATATTATTTTCTGAAATATGTGTAATATTATTCTTTTCATAGGCAATTCTTAATTTATCTGGCATTATTTCAATCGATTCATTTTTTTTGATCGCTTCAGAAATTTTATTTGTTAGTTCATCATTTATTATTATTTCTTTATATTGTTCTATCTTTCTAAAAGTTTTATTTATTGTTGCTTCGGAAAGACCAAATTTTTCTGCTATCATTTCTCTGTTTATATTCAATTTATTTAATTCAATGACTAAAATGATCGTAGCAAGTGCTATTGATGGTGGAGTATGTACTGATATTATATCCAATTTTTCTATGTTTTTAATGATTCTTAATGTTTCAGCTACGTATTCTTTAGCGATATGAAGTTCTCGACAATATCTTTTAATAAAATGTTCCGGATCATTAACATGTGAATCATGAGGAAGTTGTTGCAATTTCATTAATTTTTTAAATATTTTGCATGCTTTAGTAATATCTTTGTATCTGATGTTAAATAATTTTGCGATTTCCTTTGGGCTTCGTGTATCGCCCTTTCGTTTACATGCATAATAAAGACATGCTCCTTTTAGACCTGTTCTTTTAGTCCCTCTAACTATAACAAATTTACCTTGATTTTTACCAATTGGATGTTTAGTATCGCTTAGTAATTTATAATATATTTTCGCGTCATCTTCAATACATTTTAAAATACCCGCTTTGCGACATATATTTTGTATTTCTTTTAATTCATTATGCAAATTTCTTTCTTTATAAGGCATTGCATTCCAACCATGTATAAGTTTAATTCTACTTCTATTCGCTCCATTTATAGTTGTACCTAATGATGACTGAGGTAAAAAGACATTTATCTGCGCATGACATCTCACATTTTTTTCATCACCACCGTATGTTTTCCATTCAGGATTACTATCGAATACCTCTGATATCGTAGTACCACATTGAATACATACGATTATGCCGTTCGCAGTATCCTCTGCTATATGGTCTTCAGATTCACAATTTTCACAATATAATTTGGTATGTGTCGTTTCTTTTATTTCTTCTTCTTCTTTTTCTTCGATTTTCTCATCATAACTTATTTGATCGAGTAATTTGAATAATTCATCATCATCATCAGATATTTCATCATTCATTAATAAATTATATACTATTATTTAAATCTTTAAATGCTTTTATTAAGAATTAATAGTAATAATATAAAATAATCAACTTTTTCATTTTTGCTAATGAAAAAAATGAATATTTTATAAAAATAATTTAAAGATTTAGTTACATATACCATTATATAAATACTATGTTAAGCGTTGATAATTATAATATTAAATCCTGGACAGAGAAATATCCTGATTACAATGTCAAATTAGAAGATCTCGAAATTCATCCATCTTGGAAAGAATTCACAACAAAAAATATATTCATTGATAATCTTAAAAAAATAGATGAATATTTATCTTACTGTTTAAAAAAAACAAATGGAAAAGTTAATATTTATCCATATCCTGATTTAGTTTTTAATGCTTTGAATACAACGCCATTAGAAGAGATTAAAGTAGTCATTTTGGGTCAAGATCCATATATCAGAGCAGAATATCATGATGAGAAACTCATACCTCAAGCAATGGGACTAGCCTTTTCAGTACCAAATGGAATCAAGATCCCACCATCATTGCAAAATATTTATAACAATTTATTACGATTTGGACATATACATAAAAAACCATTGCATGGTAATTTAATATTTTGGGCACAACAAGGATGTTTTCTATTAAATACCACTTTAACAGTACAAGAGGGATGTTCAAATAGTCATGAGAGTAAATGGACGTCCACAACAGATGCAATGATTAAATTCATATCAGATAAGACCACAAATGTCGTGTTCGTGCTTTGGGGTGGTCCGGCCCTTAAGAAAAAACCATTAATCGATCAAACAAAACACAAAATTATAATTTCATCTCATCCATCACCACTTTCTTGTAAAAATACATTGCAACAATATAAATCTTTCGAAACCACCGATCAGTTTGGAGAAATAAATAAATACCTAAAAGAATATGGTAAAGGTACTATAAATTTTTGTTAATACAAAAATGCACACCATCATACGCTGCGAGCTAATGCCCGAACGCCTCCGGCATTTCGCTTCGCTCAATTCGCTTCGCTCATAGAAAAGGTTTTATAAATTTGATTTCGTTCAAACGCATGCGAAGCCAAAAGTTATAATCAATTAAAAAGCGGGCGAGTAGTCCGCCGTGCGCAGCACGATTTTTGCGGTAGCAAAAATGAAAATGCGACTTAAAAAGATGATGTGTTTAATTACATTATGTATAATTATTTAAAGTACGTCAGCTTAGCTATAATATCATATTATTTTAATTACAGTTTTATCGTATTATGCAATTCAGCATACAATTTTTTTATTAACAATAGCAAAAACAATGCTTATATGTTTTTAGGCTCATTAATGTTATATTTATTCGGTTTCAAGGATACAATTATTTATTTATTGTCTATAATGATGGTTAATCAACTACAAAAATATGATGAATCAATTATAAAATTATATGAATTTGCAGTGCAACATAATCTAACGAAATACATTGAAACATTAGAAAATACCAGCATACGAATTAATAATACTATAAGTAAATACATTCCTATCATTGAAAGGATCACTGGAATAGTAAATGGTGTCATAAATAATGTTTTATTCAAACTACATGTATTTTTAACCAGATTTGAAACCTATAACAAAATGTATAACATGATAAATACAATACCAGAAAATACTAACTTTTTAATGGAATTAATTACTGAAAAAAATGACACAAAACAAATAAATAATGACAACAACAACAACATCAACCAACCCCCAATGATTTTACCAGAATTACCCAATTTAGCTGATCTATCGCTTCTAACCAATGATCCAGAATTAAGTAAGTTGATTAATACACTAGGTGAATTAAATAAGGTATCTAATGAATTAAGCAAGTTCCCAGAATTTCGTTCACAAAGTTCATTACAGAATTTACCTACACTTCCGCAGGGGATCAACTTAACAAAAACGGAAAAGAAAAAACTTAAAAAGCTTAACCGGAAACGCAAAATTATAAAGTAGTTATTCATAAAAAAATAATTTATTTCTCTTTCATAAAATGGTTTCCTTTAAATCCTTTTTATCTTTATGAACTGATATAAAGATAAAACACATATTATAAAAAATTGATATATTAATATTATTAATATATATGGAGTCTTCAAAGCAAATTAATTATATGTTAAATGATGATCAAATAGGTGGTAAAAATAAAAAAGTAATTAAGAAGACTCCCAAAGCTAAAAAAGAGCCAAAGGAAGAAATACAATACAAAGAGGGCGAATCTAAAAATATCATAAATATCGATAGTATTTACAAGTTTATAGATCTTTACTTTAAACAAAAGAATGTTATGTATGCACATCTTTACAATTCATTTGATAAATTATTAGATGAAGATATCCCAACATTTTTAAAAGGAAGTGACAATATATTCTTTGAAAAAATAACTGCTGATAAAATATACAGATACAAATTCAAATATGAAAATATTGCGATTAAGCCTCCATTCATAGATATGGATGATGAAATAATGTTTCCACAACATGCCCGATTAAGAAATTTGACGTACGCATCAAAATTAGTAGCTAATATAACACAGATTCAAGAAATAACTGATATCGCTACAGGCATTGTCACTCAGAAGACAACAGGAACACAAGAAATAGAATATCCAATTACAAATATTCCTATAATGGTACGATCGAAGTATTGTTCATTGAATATTAAAAAAGGATATGACAAATCAGAATGTGAATATGATCCTGGTGGATATTTTATTGTCAATGGATCTGAAAAAGTAGTTATGTCATTAGAACGTATGATAGAAAACCGTCCATTAGTATTCATAAAGAAAGATTCAAGCACGATTAATTATGTGGTACAAACCAATTCAAAATCATACAAAACAGATTTGATGCAAACGGTTAGTATTAAGATGAAGAAAAATACAACAATGACAATATTAGTTCCGATATTGAATGAAGTTCCAGTCTTTATATTAATGAAGGCATTAGGTGTTGAATCTGATAAAGATATCATAAATTATTGTGTATATGATCATAATGATAACGATATGATTAATATTATAAGATTATCACTAGAAACAGCCAAATCAGAGAAGGACAGTGAGAAGATTACCACACAATTAGATGCATTAAATTATCTCACCACACATTTACGAGTTATTAAGAAGTATAACGAAACAGATAAAGACATACGGCAAAAAGAAAAGAGATTACATTTGATGCAGTTACTCAAGGATAAATTTTTGTTACACATCGACGGTAGTTTGCTTGACAAAGCTTTTTATTTAGGCTATATGATGAATAGATTACTACAATGTTTTTTGGGAAGAATAAAACCAGATGATCGAGATAGTTATATTAACAAAAGAGTTGATCTTCCTGGACAATTGATCATGGAATTATTTAAACAGTATTACAAGAAAATGTTAAATGAGTGTAATAAATTTTTCAAAAGGAGAAATCCAGATGATGTTAATCCGTTAAATATTATTAATCAAATAAAACCGAATATTATTGAACAGGGTTTGAAAACGGCATTATTAACTGGAGCATGGGGTAAAAAGAAAGGCGTAGCACAAATGTTACAACGACTCACTTATCTTCAAACTCTGTCATCTTTGAGGCGCATTAATTCACCAACAGTCGATGCTTCGAATAACAAGTTGACATCACCCAGGCACCTTAATTTTTGCTATCGCAATTGAATGAGGGTGTAAGAGCTAGTAATTAGCTAGTTAAATGGCTTCTTTGTAAGAGTAAATTTAGCGATATTATCAAATTGCGAAAAAGTCTTCATGCTTTAAATACAATTAGTTAAAATATTAAAGTTTAGATAATTCGCAGCCAAACACTTTATTGTGTGCTGTCCAACGACTAAATGATAATAGATCAGACAATAGTTTGATTTAAGATATAGTCTAGTCCTTATAAACGATTATAAGGTACAACGTCATCCGAGTATTATAGGACCTTTATGTTTTATTGAAACCTCAGAAGGACATAAGGTCGGATTAGTTAAGAACATGTCTATGATAGGCAGTGTAACAGTAATGAAGAATTCACAAATGGATGAAATCAAAAAAATAGTAAAGCCAAAAGTTAAAAATATTCAGGATATTCCGTCATCGGAATTCAGAAAATACATCAGAGTATTATTGAATGGTGAAATTCTTGGTTTAACTAATGATCCATCTAAACTTTACCATGAATTGAAACAAATGAAATACGATGGTACTTTTGATCCATTAACTGGAATAGTATGGGATATTCGGTCTGAAATAGAAAGTAAAGACTTGAGAATCAATTGCGATACCGGAAGGATATATCATCCAGTCCTTCGTGTTAAAGACAATGAATTATTTTTGTCAAAAGATATGATTGATTCAATTGGTACTAGTAGTAATGATATAACAACATGGAATCAATTTATGATGAAATATCAGGGAGTTATAGAGTATATTGACACCGATGAGAAAGCAAATGCTTTAATCGCCATGTTCCCCTCAGAACTTGAAGAGATGAGGCAACGAATGATTAAATCAATTGATGCAGTCACAAAACTAACTGCTGGTGATTTCGAAAATGTATTGAATCGATATGATCAATTTACATATAATAGATATAATTATTGTGAAATCCATCCCTCATTACTTATCGGGCTTGTTGTCGCAAATATTCCATTTTGCGAATGTAACCAGGGTCCTAGAAATATATATCAATATTCACAAGCTCGACAGGCTATGGGAATATATGCAACAAATTGGAGAGATCGATTAGATATTTCATATATATTATATCATCCACAGAGACCTATAGTGACAACTCGTGCGATGAAATATATTAATACTGAGCGAATACCGGCTGGAGAAAATTGTATTGTGGCAATAGCCACTTACAGTGGATATAATCAAGAAGATAGTAATATTATGAGTAAAGCAGCAATTGATCTGGGCTTATTCAGATCTACATCAGTAAAGAAATATCAAACACAGATCCAGAAGAATCAAGCCACATCACAGGATGATATCTTCATGAAACCAGACAGATCACAAGTAGCTGGTATGAAACAAGGATCTTATGATAAATTAAATGAACAAGGTTTTGCGCCAGAAGAAACTGTATTAGATAATGGTGATATCTTAATAGGCAAAGTATCACCGATCCAACCGATGGGAAATAGCAATAAAGTATTCAAAGATAGTAGTGAATATTATAAGTCGCATATTCCGGGTGTTGTTGATAAAGTGTATACAAACATCATAAATAATGAAGGTTATGAAGTGAGAAAAGTCAGAGTCAGATCTGATAGGAGACCAATGATAGGAGATAGAACTTGTCTCAGTCCATCACGGGCTAGTATTGAATTTATTCAATTACGACATATTCAAATTGCTGGAAATTCCTTATAATAATGATACAAATAGTTAAAATCATTATTTTGGATAATCAGCAGCTAATATAAAAGTTCAGAGACTTTAAGGATATGGGAACATTATGTTCTTAAGATAAAGTCCGCACCTATCAGAAACAATAGGATAATGCGAAATTTTGCCTATTAGGAGATACTGAAGTATTAACTAATACTGGTTGGAAACAAATTAAAGATATTACGATGAATGATAAAATTGCCACACTCACAAAAGATCATCAATTACATTATAATAATCCGATTGATATATATAAATTCGGATACAATGGTGCAATGTATAAACTCAGATCCCAACAGGTAGATATTGATTGTACTATTGATCATGAACTATATATTAAAAAAAGAGGACATGATGAATTCGAATTAATGGCAGCAATGCATGTACAAGGTAAAAGAATAAAATTTAAGAAAGATTGTTTTAATCCAAATAAAGATATTGAATACATAGATATTTCGAATGATCTCAAAATGAAAATGGATCCCTTCTTAGAATTATTGGGTATATTCATTTCTGATGGGTCTTTAAAAAATGTAGCAATTGAAATTTCAGGAGCCAAAGAACGTAAAATAAAACATTTACGCGATATAGCTAAAGAATTGAATTTAAATGTAACATATGAGAAAGACAAAGATAATGATTATAAACACCTGAATAATCTTGGTTTAGGTTGTAATCATGTTATTAACAACAAACAACTCGCAAAATGGTTTGAACCATATAATGTTGGTGCAATTAATAAATTTTTACCAGATTTTGTATGGAATTTGAGCCAACGCCAGAGTAGATTATTACTAGAAAGTTTATTATCGGGTGATGGATCCCATAATAATCAAGGTTCTGTATGTTATTATACTTCATCTAAAAAATTAGCAGATGATGTTATGAGATTAGCTATTCATGCAGGATGGTCTGGAAGTACTAAATTAATAAGACCAAAAGGTAGTTCATATGAAATAAAAGGAATTAAAGGAAAAATTTCTAAAGGTGTAACCAATGCTAATGCATTATCTGTTAGAATAATCAAAACAAAAAATGAACCCGAAGTAAATCATGGTCATTGTCATCAACAAAATGGTCAATCTGAAGAATTATATGCATATACTGGAAATGTATATTGCCTAGAAGTACCTTCGCATGTTTTTATGATACGACAAAATGGTAAGAATGTCTGGATTGGAAATTGTAGCAGACATGGACAGAAGGGAACTAATGGTATCCAATTCTCAGCATCAGATATGATGTTCACCAGTGATGGAATTCAACCAGATATCATTATAAACCCCAATGCAATTCCAAGTAGGATGACAACAGGACAGTTAATAGAATGTTTAGTTGGCAAAGTAGCAGCCTTAGAGGGACAGGAAATAGATGGAAGTCCATTCAGCAAATTCGATATTAACGACATCAAAGAACGACTCAAGAAATTCGGTTATGAGGAGAATGGTTATGAGTATTTATATAATGGTATGACGGGCGAGAAAATGAAGAATATGATTTTCATCGGACCAACGTATTACCAAAGATTGAAACACATGGTGGCGGACAAGATAAAAATGTGTCTTAGTGTGCGTTTAATGCATGCTAGTGAGCTTATAGCTCGCGATATATCCAAATTGCTGGAATATCTTTAGATTAATAATACTATATAGTAATAATTTATTAATAAGATAATCAGCAGCCAATAAATGGTTCAGAGACTTTAAGGATATAGGGGATTAACATCTCTTAAGATAAAGTCCACGCTTGTCTGTGAAGACATGATATACGTGACATAGTAGGAGCAGAGGCCCGCAAACAGTGTTAACTAGACAACCTTAAGTCAGGGGGTTGAATAATGGTATAACTATTAGTTTTCTAATTATAGAAAGCAATATTATCAAATTGCAAAAACATCTTGATGATTTATCTACATAATATGTGATAATGATAAATTTAGATAATTTGCAGCGAAACATTAAATTTAATGTCAGTTCAACGACTATATGATAATAGGTCTCCATCTGAGATTTAAGACATAGTCTATCTCTTATAAGTAATCATAAGATAGTAGAGCCAGAAGGGCGTAGTAGAGACGGAGGTCTCAGGTCAACCGGGCCTGTATTAATAATATATTAATTAGTTATCTATAAGATAGCAATACATCCAAATTCAGGGAACCTCCTCAAAATATATTTAAAGAAATATACTTAAAGATAAAATAATATATGTTTCATATGGAAATAGAAAATTGGAAAAATTTAACTGTTGTAATTGAACAACTTAGAGGAAAATACGAAATATCAGATCTTGGTAGAATACAAAACAAAATAACTGGTGAAATATTATCACAACATATACGTAATGGATACAAAGCTATTGGTCTTAACATGAATAATTGCTCTAAAACATATAATGTACATCCACTTGTCGCTTTTACATTTTTAGATATAACACGTACGAAAGGTTATATTGTAAATCATAAAAATGGAAAAAAGTTTGATAACAGGTCGAATAATTTAGAATATATAACCTATAAAGATAATTCACAACATGCTTTGGAAATGGGATTATTTAAACCACATCCAGTAAAAGTAAATCAATATGATTTGAAAGGTAATTTTTTGAAACAATACGATTCTATAAAAGAAGCCGCAACATTATCTGGAGCAAATGACAGACACATATCTGGCGTTTGTAAGGGAAAAAGAAAAACTACAGGTGGATTTATATGGAAGTATACAAATGAAGAAAAGAAAGCTGATGTGAAATTAGAAGAAGGAAAAATCATTGAAAATTATCCAAATTATGTTGTTTTTAAAAATGGTGATATATATAGTAAGAAACATAAAAGAATATTAAAACCAAAAATATTACCAAGTGGTTACAACAGTGTAAAATTATGTAATAATGGTCAGATGAGAGATTATTATATACACGTATTAGTAGCAAGTGCATTTTTAGAAAAAGATAAGATAAGACCTTATGTCAATCATAAGGATAAAAATAAATCTAATAATAAACTTGATAATTTAGAATACGTGACACATCCAGAAAATATGAAACATCATTATGAATCATTAAAAATAGATAAATTAGTACAATAAATGTTATAATCTAATTTATCGTGAGGAAAACTCTGAGCTAAACCTCATAGCAAGGTAAGTGCATCGACTAGACGGATGTAGATCATTTAGAAAGTGATTTAAGGTATAGTCAGGCTCTTTTGTAAAAAAGCCGAATCATTTAATATGATTTGGGGGATTATTAATAATCCTAGAATAACCGTTGGTTTTTACGAGCCAAAAATAGCATATATATGCTAGTCTTTTCAAGGGGAAAGGCAACATGATTAAATTCAGGGAAAATCTTATTAAAATTGCAGTCCCAAATGGTAAAATCTGTAGTTTAAAGATAATCCTGAGCGAACTTCTATAAAAGAAGGACGTGCAACGACTATATAATCATGGGCTTTATAGCTTAAGATATAGTCTAGACCCGTTCGTGAGAATGCAATAATGATAAATTATTGGGGTAGTGAACTAAATCACAAATGATTTAGTGAACCTGGTAGTATCGGAAATGGAAAGAGACTCCATCATTGGGTATGGAATGTCAAAATTCTTGAAAGAAAGGCTATTAGAAACAGCCGATTTATATGAAGCTTATGTCTGTGGGACTTGCGGACTTTTTGCACAAAGATTATTAAGGAAAGATAACAAGCCTTATCCAACAAAGAAAGATATTTACTATTGTCCAGCTTGTAGAAATTACACAGACATTAGCAAAGTTAGGCTTCCTTACAGCTTTAAGCTTTTAATCCAAGAAATGCAAAGTATGAATATCGTTCCAAGAATAAGAACTAAAAAATTAGATTATGAGTAAAGCTCAATTCATTTATTTTATTTGTAATAATTTTTATTATAAATAAACAATATATGAATAAAATAATTTATATATTAGATAAAATAGACATCATAAAGAAATATAATCCAACCTATTTCTCATTTTTGCTAACGCAAAAATCGTGCTTTGCACGGCGGGCTACTCGCCCGCTTTAAAATTGTTTTTATACTATTGGCTTCGCTAATTAGGCTCACATATGGCATCAGCCAAACTCATATTTCATTTTCAAAATATAAATGAGAGAAAGTTGAAATAATAAAATTTTATCACTATTACTTTATCTAAATAATCATCCCCTAATGGAAGATGGATCAATATATTGATACCGCAATAGAGTTCCAAAAAAAGAACTTGAAGGAACCATTTCCTAATGTTGTTAATAAAATAATAAAACCAGAATTAATCGATCAAGAAATGAATAATTTAAAAGAAATATTATTAAACTTAACAAACGATAATCATAAAGAATATTATCAAAAAATATCTAATGAAGCCAAAGAAAAGAATCATCAAAAATTCTGCATTGGAAATAAATTCATTCGAACATCACATCCAATAACTTTTATGACTTCATCGAATAGATTTGCAATTATTGAATATTATGCAGTTACTGATCAATGGAAAATTACCATCGAAATACATGACACTAAATGGAATGAATTGAATAATGAAAACATCAAAATTATGGTCCAAAAATTTGTACCATATTTTAGTCTTGAAATACAATTAGAAGATAATAAAAGAAAATACATTGTGATATCAGAAATGGAAAACAGTGAATATCATGCCTGTGAAGATTTATTGATTCCACTAGCTAAAATGATACGATTATTTGCAGAAGCCAATATTATCATTTAAATAAAAGTTGAAATAATAAATAAATTGAACCATGTAATAATTGATTGATTTATTCTATTCGGTTAAAAATGAATGTTTCAATTTCAATTCTCACATCTCCAACTGTCCATTCAATTATTGATTATTATAATTCAGCAAGTGTTATAAATTTATTAGGATTCATTATTGGTGTTTGGGTCATGGGAAAAAGTGACGCGGAAAAGAAACATAAAGAAGAGGGACGCGAAATTAAGTGGTTATATATGCTGTTCATATCAGGATGCCTTGGTGCACTATTTTTTCACACAATCTCATTATTAATTCCGCCTCAAGCCCGTTTTATAATTTCGTTATTCGAGATTATTTTTTTGGTTAAACAATTTGTTTTTAATCTTTATCGAAACATTTAAATCTTTCAACTAATTCATTATATTTGTCGACAATTTGCTTTTTTTTATTAAAATCAAGTTGATATTTGTTAAGTAAATGTTCTAGAAAATCATTCCATTTATTCCATTTTATTAACATAAATACTTCTTCAATAACTGCATCATTATCAAATGGATTTACTCTTTGATCTGAAAGTAAAACCCAGGCAACACTTTTATATTTTAATCGACATGCTAATAATAATAATTCATTATTGTTTTTCGATGGATTGAATGAAGGTAATATTATTTTGAAATTTCGATATGTGTGGTCAGGTAAAACATAATAACTGATATCATCCTGATGATCGAAAGTTGTTGTGATAATTAGTTTTGCTTGCTGATACAATTCTTCTTTAGATGGTTCATCATTAGAATAATCGAAGAGTTTTTGTAACCAGTGAATTTTAAGCATGGTTAGATAATATTAATAGAGGAACTAGATTAATAAAAAATATTAATATCAACTTTCTCTCACTTATATTTTATTTTTGAAATATAAGTGAGAGAAAGTTGATTTATTAATTCTTTATGCACTTCCATAATTTACATCATAATTATCAACATATATCAATGGATTGTGACATAGGTGATTGCGCTGGTAATTTTTGGGACAAATCACAGGATGAACAAAATCGATGTTCAGCTAAAATGTATCAATTAATAACTGAGGGAGAACACCGTACAAAACAGACATATCAAAATAAATTGGTCAAGTCTTTACTCGACAAAGGACATACATTATTTGGTGGCTATGTTTATAAAACTGTAGTGAATGGAGATGAGTCTAATGATATTGATGTTTCAGTTCCTCCAGAATCCATAGAAACATTGCTGAATGAAATGCAAAAAGAATTTAAATGCAATAGAACGAGCTTGTATGAACCGTATGCGAGAGGTAATAGTTTACTATGTCCATTTGAGATATGGATTCCAAAATTAGGTAAGTATGAAACTAGTCATCAACGTATTGATATTATTACATCCGATTCAAGGAAGGATGATAGTGACATTTTCAAATTACAATATAAACAAGTAAATGGAATTCCAACTATTGTTGATGAAGAAGGTGATGATAAAAGACGGGATCGTATTGTGAAAGAATTACAAGCAAGACAATTTAAACCATGGGATGACATGAGAATAAAAGATAGAATTTATTTTGGTTCACCACAATGGACAAATTTAAATGAAATTTCGAAGTTTCAAAAGATAAAATCATTATTTAGTTTTAAAAAGGATGATTAGATTATTTAAATAGTTCAGGGAAATCTGTCATATTACTACATTGTTGTAAAATAGGTGGATAGAAATATTCCTCAATTCCTCTTGGTGATTTACTTTCTTTTGTTTCATGTATTACTTTTTTTATGTCATCACCTTTTAAATAAGAATAATGTGTAATTGTAAAATTAAAATATTTAATTAATATGTAAATATAATTCACAGAATGCAAAGCGCCTGTATATGAAATCCCATTTGTCACATAATCTTTTTCTAAAAATCTCCTTAAAAAGAATACATCTATTAGATAAACAAATATATCCATTTCAGTTTCATTCCTAATAGTATTCATAAGTGATAATTCAGAAAAAATTTGTAGAACATGATACTTTGATATTCCATAACTCCAACCGGTGAATTCATCTAGATATAATTGATCATTAGTAATATTTAATTCTTTTTCGATCTGATCCAATGTTTTCATATATTTATTTATATGTTCAAAATATTCATTAAATTTGGTATATATTTCATTATCTATTATTTTATTTAAAATATTTTTAATATCTTTATGTGTATATTTATTCCTAATTTTATCGATTAAAATTTTCATATTATTCATAAAATCTTCTGGTTTATATTGTGTTAATATTTCAGCAGTTTTAGGAATTATTGGTTTATATTTTTTAGGTAGATTTGTTTTTGTTTTTCCATATAAGATATCATATATAATCTTAACATTACTGACTGCCATATTTAAACCATTTCTAATAGTAATGATATTATCTTTATTAATACGACCAGAGTATATAATATTATCAACATATTCATTCATCTGATATAGTAATTTATGGGAATCAATTAAATAATCTCGAATATCAATATAATGCAATCTCACATTTGGAAAGTTGTTTGATTTCCCTACTATATTTTTTTCTCTATTGATCATAAAACTCTTCTGGAATAAATAAGCAATTTCCCATATGTATTTTACTTTATATTTTGATGTTGGACGAACTATTGATGTCGGAAAAATTTCAAAGAAAAAATCATATATGATCTCACCATCAGATATTTTATCGAAATTTTCAACAAAATATGTATTTATATCTTTACTTCTTATATCTTCACATTTTGTTTGACCGGATATATCCATATGAAAATCCATAAATACATATAGTACTTTTTTAATACCATCGACTTCTCCTTCTAATCGGACAACATTTACAGGACCATTTACAAATTTATCATGTTTCATTAATTTTAAATTATAAAATAAATTTTTATAATTTAAAATGCATGTTGCACATGCCACAAACTTCGTTTGAACTTCGCTTCGCTCGTGCTTCGCTTGTCGTTTAGGCTCTGAAGTGTTTGGAAATAGCTGGAAATTGATTTGAAATAATATAAAAAATTTGTTTCGATTCTCAATAAATTTTTATTCATTTCCATTCATAAATAAAAATTTGTCCAATTATAATAAAAATCAATCTCAGTATAATAATATGAATCAAGAAATAGAAAGAATAAATAGATTAACTTTTAGAGAACTCAGAAATGAGTTAACTAAATGTAATAATGATCCGGTCAAAGAAAAAATTATTAGGAACTTAATGTTAGTAAGATATAAACAACATTTAGAAAGAAAAAGATTAAGAGAATTAAAAAAGATAGAATATCAGCAAAAACAATCGGAACAAACTAATGATTTTTTCCCATTCGACGATGATGATTTTGCTAAACCCTCTTTTGAATCATTAAACGAATTGGACGATGAAAAGAGCAATGAACTTTTATTTTCAAACCGGAAAATAGAGGAGCAAGATAGAGATCATGTTAATAATAGTATAGTTGAACGATTAAATGGTGATATTGATATCAAAGAAATGAGAAATAAGAAAAAGAAACCAAATATCGTCAGCCCATATACAAATTTCCCTGGAGATAATTTTGCACCATTTAATTCTAAACAAAAAGTACCGAAAAAAGATTTTAGCAATATGAGACCCAATGTCAAACCAAGAAAATAACTATATAACTAATCGATACGATGCTGATTCACCACTTGTTTCGCTGGCTCTTATAATTCGTACAATGTCTCCTTTTTTCAAATTATAATATTTTGCCATTGGATCAGTGACAAATAAAAATGGATCTCTCCTTTTCTTTGATGCATAATCTTCATGAAATGTTTTGTATTGATCACTATTTCTATCGAGTGGTTCATATTTATCGACAATATCAGAATCTATCAAATCAATTAATAATTCATGCTCTAAAAATAATTCTGTCTTGGGATAAGATGCAACTATAAATTGTGCAGATTTTGTATTAATATCTTTAACCACTATTAATTTTGGAGTATTTTTATGTTTTAAAAGAAATTCATTTATTGGTGACTGTTTGCTGATTGAAATGATTCGCTGATCAAATATTTTAACAATGAATGTTTTATCAGGTATGTCCTTGTTGTCTATGTGAATATTATATAAATTTTCATCTGGCTTTTTTTCAGTAATACTTTTGATATTTTCCTCCAATTTCTCTTGGTCTAATAATTTTCTTTCTGTAAACATTTTAATAATATTCGTCAAAATAATTTTTCTGATATCTTCAGGTCCTCTTTCAATTTGAAATATTTTAAATGAACTCATATAATATATAATATATTATAGGCAAATATTTAAATCTCATTTATTATTTAAAAAATTATTCATTTTTTTCGCATTAAAGATCCACTTCATTTTGCTATCACTTTTGCTATCGCAAAAATCTCGCTTCGCTCAGTTCGCTGTGCTCACAGAAAATGATTTTGTTTTTTTATGTTCGCTGCGCTCACGTTACACACGGATTAGCATAGTATGGTGTCATATTATGAAAAACCATCATATACCTGTAATAGTAGTTATATGATGATTAATTTAATATGAAATCATACTATGATATCCAAACAATTAATTAGCACGCAACGAAAATCATTTTATGATTTCCAAATATCATTTAGTAATTATAAAACGAGAGCCATTGCGTGAAGATAAAATATAAAAACCTTATTTGTGAGCATAGCGAACTGAGCGAAGCGAAGCATCGAAGATGCCACGATCTTTAGATCGTTGAGCGTAACGAAATTTTGCGATAGCAAAATGAGAGCGAAATTTTTGCGGGAGCAAAAATGAAGAAAAATTGATGAATTGACTTAAAGCATAAATTACTATTATAAATCATATCATTCTTAAAATGAAAACCACTTACGCCGATGTTTTGAGAGGAACCGCTACACCATCCCTACTTGTTCCACCAATTCAACCAAATATTATCCAATCCACACCACCGACCATGCCTATTCCTAATAAAGAAATGGTGCCAAACCGTGGTGGCGGTTATGGATTTGTTATCGACCCAAAAACTCTAATCCAAAGAATTATCATTCTCGGAACTAACAAAGGATATTATACATCAGCTGCTCAAAACACAACCGAGGCAATTGATAGTGTTAAAAAACTCATTACTGAAGGACATGGACAAATGATCGTAGATATCGTTAAAGATGTTTATGAAAAAGGTCGTGCTGCTAAACAGGATCCAACATTTGTTGTTCTTGGACTTTTGTGTACTAATGAAAATTTAGAATTGCGTCGAGCGAGTTGGGAGATCATAAAGAATATCAGAACATTTAGCCACCTTTGTACTTTTCTTAAATATTACATGGCAGCAAATGGTGGATGGGGTCGACTTCCAAAAAGAACTTTAGCAGAATGGGTCGCATCTCACACAGGACATGATTTACTCTATCAAACATTTAAATATTTGAATAGAGATGGATGGAATTTTCGAGATCTTCTTCGATGTGTTCATCCAACTGCAAGTGAATTATCAAAAGAACTACAAATGGCACTTAAAATGATGATTTTATATAGTAAAAAAGATTTGGATTCAGCTAGTGCATTTGATCAAGCCATTCAGTTTGGTCAAGAAAATAATGTTGAAGTTACTCATATTGACTATCTTACTTCTATTAAATTCTTGAAAACATGTAAAGAAGACAGTGAAAATGTCATCAGTGAAATAATTGAACTAGTTCATCAACATTCTTTCACACATGAATTTATTCCTTCATGGGCATTATCTCACAAAGAAATTTGGATTGCTCTGTTAATGAATCGTGAAAAGACTCACGTCAAAATGCCATTTACTGCTTTAATTAGAAATCTTGCCACAATGACGGTAAAAGGAGTGTTTGGAGATGAAATGATAGTTACTACTTTGTGCAATCACATTACTAATAAAGAAGTTATTAAAAAGAGCATGATCCATCCAGCAACTATTGCCATCGCATGGAAACAATATGGTTCTGGAAAAGGAGACAAAGGAAAACAAACATGGATTCCAAATCACGAGATCTGTAATGCTCTCGAAATTGCCATCGAGAATGCTTTTGCAAATATTCAGAAAACAGGAAAGAAAATTTACCATTGTTTTGATGGATCGAGTTCAATGACAAATCCGATGGGAATTGTAGGAAATATGACATCGGCTGAGGCTGTCGGATTACTTGGATTATGTTGTTCTCGGTCGGAAGATCCAACAACACAACACTATTGCATTTTCAGTAGCAATAGCGGACATCATTATGGTCATGCAGATGGATTACATCCAGTTGTTTTCAGCCCAAATACTAAATTAGCAGATGTTGCTAATTTAACTCAGTTAACAAATTGGGGGTTTACTGACTGTTCACTTCCGATAGAAATTAAAATAAATGAATTCAAGACAAAGTTTAATACTTTCTCTGAAATCGATAAAAAAGCCTTCCAGACGGCGCTTATGACAGGCGATACATCTATGCGAGATACAACTTTAAATGCTCTGGGATTATATTTGCCTGATATGTTCATTATTTACACAGATAATGATGTCAATTCAGGAAAACGCCATCCTAGCCAGGCATTATTAGAATATCGCCAAATTACAGGTATTCAAGCAAAAATGGCAGTTGTGGCAACTCAAGCCTCAAATGTAAGCATTGCAGATCCAAATGATGCTCATATGATGGACTTTGACGGATTCGATAGTCAATTACCACAACTTTTACATGATTTCGTGACTGGTGATTTGTAACTTACTCATCTTTGTCATCAATGTCAACACTCTCAGCATCCGATTCAGGTTTTTGTTCTTCTAATTGTGATTTTTTTATTGCTTCTTTAATATTTTTATTATTTGATGCTTCTTGTATCACATCATAAATATCATTGTTTTTTAATTTTTCATTTATTTGATCTATATAAGTTTCTAATTGATCTATATTTGTTTGTGCACCTTTTTGACTAATTTCCATTAGATTCTGAAATAAAATATCTGCTATATGGTGTGTCCCATTATCCGATTCTTTTTCAAAATCATCATCAACTGGCAAAATATTTAGAGTTACTGTTTCTTGACATAACCCAAAATATTTAAGATCATTGTTGATATTATTTTTAGTTATGAGATCATTATTTTCTATATTCATCTCATAGCCTCTATAAGTATCAACAATATAAGTAAATAAAAGTGGATCTCGGTCTATATAAAGAATGTCAGCTTGTTTGATAATTAATGGATCAGTTGCTTGATCATTAATGATCTTGGCTAGCAATGAATCAGGATACTTGTTAATAGTATGCTTTGTAAGCATAAATTTGCGATTGTCTAAAAAAATAGTGTACATGAATATGTTATATTATTGCGATTCTTTTAAGTGAGTTTTTAATTGTATTTAAAGAGAAAAAATGAAATTGTATTTAAAATTATGAATTGTATTATTTCTTTATAAGGCATATATGAGTAAAATATTAGTTATTATAGAATCTCCTGGAAAACGAGAGAAGATTGAACATATTTTAGGCAATGAATATAAAGTTATGGCTACTGTTGGTCATATTATGGATTTAAAGCCAACTCTTAAATCAATTGAAATAGAAAATAATTTTAATCCAATCTATGAAATGAAACCAGATAGAGTTGATGTCGTTAAGAATCTAAAAGCTGTTGCTAAGGGAGCTAAAGATATATTGCTTTGTAGCGATTTTGATCGTGAAGGTGAGCAAATAAGTTGGTCAGTCGCCAAAATTCTTGGACTTAAGAACCCAAAAAGAATTACATTCAAATCAATCACTAAAAATGAATTATTGGAGGCGATTAAAAATCCGAGACAAATTGATACAAATCTAGTCAATGCTCAACAAACAAGAAGAATTCTCGATATGTTAGTAGGATTTGAATTATCTCCTCTGTTACACAAACACATGGGACAAGGTAATCTATCAGCTGGTCGGGTGCAATCCGTTGTTGCAAGATTAATAGTTGATCGAGAAAATGAAATTACCGCATTTATGTCAAAAGGATTAAAATCTTTCTTTAGATTCAAAGGTGAATTCTTATCAGACAATAAAACATTTAATTCCAATTTATACGATTTAGAGGGAAATAATAAAGACCATTATAAAGGCTCAATAAGTAAACTAGACGGCGAAGAAAATGCCAAGAATTTTCTAACCAATTGTATAGCATCTATTTTTAAAGTGGCGCATGTTTTCCAGAAAAAAAGAACCCAGGCACCATCCCCTCCTTTTACAACTTCAACCCTACAACAAGAGGCTAATAGAAAATTAGGATTCTCGGGAAAAAGAGCGATGATGTCTGCACAAAAGTTATATGAATCTGGTTATATTACTTACATGAGAACAGATTCAGTTAATCTATCGGAAGAAGCATTAGAAAATATAAAACAATACGTTATTAAAAAATACGGCGCCAATTATCATAGAAAAGTCGAATATAAATCTAAAAGCAAAAATACTCAAGAAGCTCATGAAGCCATTAGACCATCAGATGTAAATGTGGAAAAAGTAAACACTGAGGAAAATGCCAAACTAGGTAATGATGAAATTAAATTATATTCTTTGATATGGAAAAGAACAGTTGCATCACAAATGAAACCGGCAGAATACGATGTTATGTCCATCCAAATATCGATAAGTAAAGAAAAAGATTATTTCTTCATGACAAATATTGAAAATCTTACTTTTCCTGGATATTTAAGTGTTTATAATATTGCTAATTTAGAAGAAGACGATGAAGAGGAAGGAGGAGATGAAGAAGGTGAAAAAAAGAATAAGAACATCAAAATTCCAAAAGTCGGTGACGTATTAGCTGTGAATATGATCAAAGGAACTCAAGACTATGTAAAACCACCTGGAAGATATAATCAAGCGTCTTTAATAGATAAATTGGATCCTAAAAATCTTAATATTGGAAGACCTGCAACTTATGTAGCTATTATTGAAAAAATCATAGACAGAAATTACATTAAAATTGGAGATTCGAATGGTAAAGATGTGGATTCTTTGGTATTAACTTGGGTCGGGAAAGAAGATAAATTCGATGAACAAACTAGTATTATAACATTAGGTAAAGAAAAGAATAAATATATGCCGACTTATTTGGGCATTTTAGTTACTAATTTCTTGCTATTAAATTTTTCGAAAATCATGGAATATCAATTTACAGCTTTGATGGAAGAAAAATTAGATGAAATTGCTGCAGGAAATCTAGTATGGACAGATGTGTTACGGGAATTTTATGATGAATTTCATCCTAGTGTTGAAGCTGTAATGGGCGAAGCCTCAGTAAAAGAAAATAAATATACAAAATTATTGGGAAAAGATCCTAAGACTGGATTTGATATATATGCGACAATAGCAAAATATGGTCCTATCATTAAATTAATGTTAGACAAAGGCAAACCTAGATGCGCCCCAATTAAAGAACCTCTTACTTTAGATACAATTACTCTAGAAGATGCATTAAAGTTATTCGAATATCCAAAAGAACTAGGGAAATATGAAAAGAAGAAAATTACATTGAATAAAGGTCAATACGGTTATTACTTGAAATTCGGTGAAATAAATATTAGCATAACAAAATCAGAAACGACAACAGAGTCATCGGAGAAAATCGAAGATTCTAATATGACAACGCAGTTATCGGAGAAAATCGAAGATTCTAATATGACAGCGCAGTTATCGGAAAAAATCGAAGATTTTAGTATGTCATTAGAAGAAGCTATAGAACTCATCAAGAGCAAAGAGAAGAAAACATTAGCAACATTTGATGATGAGATTAAAACATACAGTGTCTATCAAGGACCATTTGGATTTTATATAAACACATTAGTTAAGAAAACTAATAAAAAATTTAATGTTGGTTTGCCTAAAGATGAAGTCATTGAAAATCTAACATTGGAACGAATCAAAGAAATAATTAACAATAAATTCAAAAGAACTATCACGAAAAAAACAGAAACACCAGTGGAAAAAAAAGCAACCAAAAAACCGACTGCAAAGAAGGCGATTAAACCAGCTATTAAAAAGAAAACAGTTAAAGCAGCTGTCAAAAAGAAAGCCGCTAAAAAGAAAATCTTTATCAGTAATGAATGAAAACATGTATCTGATAGCGAATTTATAAACAAAGCCAAAATTTGAAAATATTATAGTATCTTTACACCCACATACCTAATTGTTTTATCATAATAATATAAGATGGAAAATTTTGAATCATTTAATTCTCCGACTAGTCCGCTTAAAGAAAAACAAAGCGTAGATAAAATTGATAATACTATAAATGATTTATTAATAGATGATCATAAACAAAATATAAATAAGCAAGAAGACAATAAAGAAACTAAAGTTAAAACAACATCACAAGATAGATGTAATTTATGTAAAAGAAGATTAACAATAACAGAAAAGCTGGTAACATGTAAATGTGGAAATATTTATTGTACAAATCACAGACATGCCACAAATCACACATGTACATTTGATTATAAGAAAGATAAGAATGATAAAGAAATTGTTAATGCACGATTTGAGAAACTAAATAAAATTTGATTTTCATTTTCATTTTGTTATCACAAAATCTCGCTTCGCTCGGCTCACGTCGTTCGCTTTATAATGGATTTATTTTATTAATTCCCAATATGTCATCCCTCATTTTGTTCGTGTTTATGTGGTCCTAACAATAGCGAATGAAATGAGCGAAATAAAGAATTAAAACAATTTCTATGAGCGAAGCGAATTGAGCGAAGCGAAATGCCGAAGGCGTTCGAGCTTTAGCTCGAGGAATGCGTAGCATTTATTTTTGCGTTAGCAAAAATTAAGCGTAGAAAAATGATTTATTTGGTCAACTCACTGATATTCCACCGTTCCTTTTTTCCATTTGGTAAAGGTCTTTCTATTATTAATGGAATAACATTATTTTCTATTTCCAATACAGCTATTTGTTTTGGAGTTAAATTTTCTACATTTTTGATCATAGGTTTAGCGCCCAAAGTTAATTGTTGTGTTCTATCACCGATTAGTCTTACTCTTTCATAATTATATAAGAGCGGTTTTGTTATTTTTGACGCCGAAATAGATGAAATACCTTGTGCATCATCATCATCATCGAATGCCAATTCAATCTCATCATCCGAATTTTCATTTTGATAATTATATAAACACGTTGGATCTCTTTCCTCATCACCCTCACCAATTTCGCCTACTTCTTCTTCATCTACGGCAATTTTTTTATCTTCATCATCAATTTCTGCCTCATTATCACCCATCTCATCATCTTTATCAGCTGGCTCTTGTATTTCGGCTTGCTCGATATCATCTTTATCCTCTTCTTCTTCCTCTTCTTTCTCTTCCTTTTCTTCTTTTTCTTCTTCTTCTTGTTTGGGTTGTAAATTTTCTCTTTTTAATTTATTTTCTGTATCATCAACAATTATTATATTTTTTATATTTTTTTTATTTTTTTTAGTTAAAACTTTCTTTTTTGGCATTAATTAATAAGTGTATATATTATTCCTTTATATCTTTTTTTAATTTTATCAAATTTTTTATTTTCAAAACTTTTCTCCACATGTTATACAAATGTATTTTACTTTATATGTATTATTCAATCTGAAGAAGACTGCTTCTCTCTTTGCTGGATCTATATGAGACTCACATTCTTTGTTTGGACAAATATACTTCCTTGTCCTTGGTAATATTGAACTATACCGCATATCGCTAAGTTCTGATCCAGAATAGTTTTGTGAAATATCACTTGATACTCTACTAAAAATTAATGTTCCTTCTTCTATCGGTTTTGTGAATCCACAATTGTTACATATAAAATATGCCTTCTCTATTTTTTTTGCAACTGTTTCTTCTTTTATAATCTTTTTTTCTTCTTTAGGTAATAGGTCCTGTAATTTATTATAAACATACTCTTTATCTTTACTTTTTAATTTTTTATATTCTACATTTTTTGTCAACATATCCAAACTAACATCCTTTAATTCTTCGGATGTAATTTCCTTATCCGCCATCAGTTTATCTACTAATGCATCTATGTCAACACCACCATTCATATTGCTTGTTGTTTTTTCTGATAAACTCATAGACTCAGAACTTTCATCAAACATTTTGTTCCCTCCCCCTTGCTCTACCGATTTAGTAATATCAAACACATTGTTACATTCTGGACAAAAGTACATCTCTTGTTATATATAATGATTTATATTTAAATATATATTATTTATTAATCAAATTTTCTTTAAATGGTTTTAATAATATATTATAAACTCTATATTTTTTCATTAATTCAACATAGCACATAGCCATTTGAAGGTATAAAAAATTGATAATTTCAAAGAATTTAAATATAAAAATTAAAAATAAAAATATTTAAATACTACATAGATTCTAATATAATATGTCTAATATTAAAAATAATTTTAAAAGCACTCAGTTAATTGCAAAACAGAAGTTAGATGACTTCTTAAAAAAATATAAAATTGTAGAAAAAGGCTCTAAGGTAATTACACATACCGCATTTGGCGATCCATGGGGTTCATTTAATATTCCAGATGACAAAAATGATGAGTTCGTTGGATTATATTGTGATGGATTACAAAACAGAGTTGATTTACATATGATAGAAAGACCCAAATTAGTAGGACCATTGTTAATAGATATCGATTTTCATTGTGATGCAACACATGATAAAAGACAATATAAACTTGATGATATCAAATATATCATCAGTAATATAAATAACATTGTAAGAAAATATTATAAATGGGAGCCAGATATGTTGCTAGCATTTATTTTAGAAAAAAATCAGCCGACAAGGAATGAGGATGAGGGCGTTATTATTGACTATAAAGATGGATTTCATATTGTCTACCCACACTTGCCATTATTGGAAAAGATGAGATTCTTAATTTTACATGAGCTTAAGACAATTATTACAAATACTGGTGGCTTTCAACATATTCCTTTTACTAATAGTTACGATGAGATTTTCGATATGAGTGTAATTAGAAATAATGGTTGGATAATGTATGGATCAAGAAAGAACGGAGCACAATATTATCATCTGACACATATTTATAATTACATATTCGAAGAGACAGATACTTACAAATATAAACATCCCGAATTGGTTAAAATATTAAGTAATCGACGATATGATGACACTGAAATGGTGCCATTTAAAGATAATCTCGATATGATCGAATTGAATAATAAAATTAATGAAGTTTTACAATTACAAGGTATTGTGAAAGCTGTTAAAAAAGATAATGATGTAATCGAAGACATTGAATTCGATACAGGTGATGAAGGGGAAGATGATTCAGAGAATAGCGAGGATGAAGAAGATATTGAAAGCATGCGCACTGAAGTTTTGAACAGAATCAAAGAACATAATAAACAGAAAAAACATAATAATCAAGTTAAAGATATACAACTTGCAAAGAAATTAGTAATGATTATGTCAAAAGAAAGGGCAACTAAATATCAAGACTGGATAAAAGTTGGTTGGAGCTTACATAATGTTGATTCGGGATTATTAGACACATTCAAAACATTTTCAAAGAAGGCTGGTATTAAATACAATGAGAAATCATGTGAAAAGATTTGGGAGAAAGCCAGAGATGAAGGATTAACGATTGCTTCATTGAGACACTGGGCAAAATTGGATGATCCCGAAAGATATAATGAAATTCTCAGCGAAAGCATCGGTGCTCTTTTGATTGAAGCAGAATCTGGAACAGAATGGGACCTTGCCAATGTCGTCCATGAATTATATCGAGATCAATATAAATGTACATCGATTTCACATGACTCATGGTATGAATTTAGAAATCATCGATGGATTGAAATTGATAAAGCCTATACCCTTAGTACTAGATTATCAGAAGAAGTAACATCTGAATTTGCGATGTTAAATTCATTATATATGAAAAGAATGTCAAAAAAATTAAAATTACATAGTACTGATACTGCTGATAAAATGATGAACAAGGGTAACAATGTTATGAAAATTATGGGAAGATTAAAACAGAGTGGATTCAAAAAGAGAGTCATTGAAGAATGTAAGAATAAATTTTATGATCCAGAGTTCGAAGAATATTTAGATAGCAATAAAAATTTAATTGGTTTCGAAAATGGTGTGTATGATTTGGAACACTCTTATTTTCGAGCAGGATGTCCAGATGATTATATTTCTTTGTCAGTTGGTTATGATTACGAAGAATTTACATTAGATCATCCATATATTAAAGGTATTGAAGACTTTTTCTCGAAAGTTCAGACAGAAAAGGATATGAGGGACTATATTCTAACATTATTAGCATCTTATTTAGACGGATCTACTCGAAATGAACAATTTGTCTTATGGACTGGTAGTGGTTGTCATGCAGCTGGTACTCGAATCTTAATGTATGATGGAGGTCTAAAATGTGTTGAAGATGTTAGAATAGGAGATAAATTGATGGGTGATGATTTTACAATGAGAAAAGTACTTCATTTGTATCGAGGAAAAGATAAAATGTATCGAGTAAAACAAACGAAAGGTAATGATTATATTGTCAATGGAGATCATCGTTTAGCATTAAAATTTGATGGCGATCATACATTAGAATATAATGAAAAAAAGAAAAGATATGAAATCACATGGTATGAAGATAATGAATATCGTGGAATAATTAAACGAAAGAAATATTTTGCCGATAAAGAACAAGCAGAAATATTTTATGAAGCAAATAAAAACAATCACAATCTAATTAATAAAGATCACAAAATTGCCATGACAGTAAATGCATATTTGGAATTAGATGAAAATATAAAAGATGTATTGATGGGTTATAACGCACTTAAAGATTATAAGACACATGTAATTAAAGTCGAATATGTGAATATAGATGATTATTATGGTTTCCAGGTGTCAGATAATCAAAGTTATTTACTGGAAGATGGCACTGTGAGCTTTAATAGTAATGGAAAAAGTAAATCGGTCGAGCTTTTCCAATTAGCATACGGTGATTATTGTGGTGTTGTGCCGATCACTCTTTTAACAAGGAAAAGCGGAGCTTCGAATCAAGCATCACCGGAGTTAGCTGAATTAAGAGGCAAAAGGTTTGTTGTTTTCCAGGAACCAGAAAATACCGATGAAATTCAAGTAGGAAAAATGAAAGAATTAACTGGTGGTGATTGGATATATGCCAGACCTTTATTCAAAGAACCGATCAGATATAAACCACAGTTTAAATTACTTTTGACATGTAATGAGTTGCCTAATATTCCATCAAGAGATGGTGGTACATGGAGGCGTCTCAGAGTATCACCATGGGAAAGTGAATTTGTTGATGAACCAAAGAGAGCTAATCAATTCAAGAAAGATTATGATTTAACGGAAAAGTTAGAACAATGGAGCGGAGCCTTTTTATGGTATTTAATCACTATTTGGTACCCGGTGTATAAAAAGGAAGGACTCAAGGAGCCAGCCAAAGTAACATATTTTACTAATAAATATAAGAAAGACAGTGATATATTCTATGAATTCTTAGACAGTAATTATGTCTTTACAAAGAATGATAATGATTTCGAAGAACATAATATGGTGTATGCGGCAATGAAATATTGGTATTCTGATGCAATGAATGGTAAGTGTCCATATAAGAAGAAACAATTAGTTGAATATTTAACAAAAAACAATTATAATTCGAAAAATGGTTGTTTGTACGGGGTCAAATTTAAAGAAGCTAATGAGAATAAAGATAATAAGAATGCTAATGCCCTGGACAATTGAAATGGTTTATTTATAAAAAAAGTTGAAAATCGATCATATAATACTAAAATATTGAAAATTTATATATAAAAAGGCTTATATAGAGAAAAATTGAAAATCTAACTGCTTGCTAGGTCCATTACTTTTGACATTTAGCGTGTTCATTACAGTATACGTGTTTGAAAAATCCTATGGCGCGCATAGTTCCCATCTTTTCGGATAACAGCTCGAATCCTCCCCTCAAATATATGCGAGGGGTACACGATTTTGGATCGGGGGGCATACCGATTGGAAAATATAATACCACCTTGGTCGTCGATAATACGGGGTATTATAAGCCGACGATCAATGTTCTTCCAAATGGTGATTTCGGTGGTTTTCCCATATCGATGATCCGTCAACAGGTTCTTGTACCCAGAGCCTATATCGTCGAATCCCCGGTCGATGATATAACGAACCAATTACAACGAATGACTCTCAATTCCTCAACGATGACGGGTCAGTCGTACGCCTATCCAGGCAACAACAATGGATCGGGTGGACAGGGATATCGTCCCGGCGCGACGCGATCCGTTCCCCTTGGTGTTGAAACACATGTCCCAGGCGCCACAAACACGAAGTTTTATGATCGAAATGGGCGTGAAGCTGTTCTCCAAAAGGATGGGACCTGGTTGGTCTATACCTACAGCAACAAAGGTTGCAGCGATGGAGTTCGTATGGCGAGTCTTCCAAGTGGCTTTTCTCCTCGCTAAGGAAAAATTGAAATGTAAAATATTTGTAATATCCTTTTTAATTCTTTATTTATTGGTATCCATTACTACATTACTATCAAATGGCACAAAGATTTCATCTTAATGATTTGAACGGTACGCTAGGCGATCTCCGTTCGCCTGATGCACAAAAATTGGGCATACCGTGGAATGTTGCGAAACCAGTTTCCCCAACTCCAATACCAGCACCAATCATAATAATAACAAACAGGGTTCCCGTCGGACGTTTTGTTGGATTTGATCAGTTTGGATATCCGGTTTATCATTTTTACTGACGTAAAAATCTCGCTTCGCTCACAATTAAATATTGGTACTTTTATTTTATATATAAAGATTTCCATATAATGTCATCATTATGGTCATCAAATGATATTTGAAAACCATAAAATGATTTCATTACATGATAATTAATTGCTCGAATATAATAGTGAGCGAAGCGAACCGAGCGGAGCGAGATTTTTGCAATAACAAAAATGAGATATAAATATATAAATGGCCACATTAACAGCTGGTTTATTAGGGACTGCTATGTTAGTACCACAAGCGAGTTCGGTTATTATCAATGTAAGTACTAATATAATCATTGGAACAATTACTACTACTACATCATCTATTGTATCTTTAGTCAAACATTTAGCAACAAATCCACATCCGGGTATTAATGAAGTTGTAAATTTGTTAGCTGTTTTAGATCTCGAATTTACAGTTTCAATCATTGAACAATTAGCCAAAGAACAAGAGAGCAAAGAATTAAACGAATCAATTAAAAGAGCTCTAATTGGACTTCATGAAATACTCGAACTAATTCATGGGGAATTGAATATAATTAAGCAAGCGATAGAGGTCCATAATTCTAAATATTTTATTAACTGGCGATCTTTTTCATGGAATGGCAATCTTGATACTATTAAAAAACATAATGAAATATTCAAACATAGATACCATATATTATTTGA